CTTAAGTGATCAATCGAATATTACGAGGAAGAATATAACTAACTCATTTCTTGAAAAGATGTCAAGAATATGAGGGTTTTTTGGCGTCTGGGTATAATAATGTGCCAGTTGAGGAAGTGGCACAAGACCCCTTGATTAATCCTCAGATCCCTGATATTCTACATTCGTTCCTGAGAAATTCGCCAGTTGAAGATCATCTGCACTCGTCAGAACAAAGACAAAACCTACGACGAGGTTGGTATGAACAATCGTTACCTGACTTCGAAGTATACCACCACCAATGGTTTCCTGCGCCACGGTATTCGAACCGAATATTATGGCAACAACATTCGCCTCGAAGTTTGGTTCGGTGATAACATCTACCGTGACCCTGATAAAGTACTCTATGTGACGGTTTGAGAAGTGGCACAAGGGGGGTTGCGTTCCCCCCAGTTTCCTGATATTCTACATTTGTTCCTGAGAAATTCAATGATTTTCCTCACTTCCACCAATCACGGTTGTGTTTATACTCTTTCTCAAGAAGATGGGGATGAGTTGTATTATGCTCCCATCTATGCCAACGGTAACATTAATCTAGAAGAATTTGCTCCTGTTGATATGGATTCCGTGGATATGGATGATATGGAAATCTTTGATATCAGGAACCGCCTTAAAGCAATGAGTGAGGTGTGACAGTAGACTAACTGGCACAAGGGGGTTGACAAGGACCCCAATCCATCCTAAGATAACTTCGTTACCAAAAAACACCAAATGTCCGTGACCTTGACTGCCAACTACAAAGAAATCTTCGCTGCTCAGACTGTAGAGAAGATCGATGAGTTGCTGGAAGACAACTATGCTCTGGAAGATATTCTGGAGTTCGTTGATGCTTACTCTGAAGAGGATTTCGTATCCTACTATGAAGAGTATTGCCGTTGCGGTGAAGCAATTGGTTACGATGCAGTTGATGCCTTGATCAAAGAGATGGGTCTTGATTGTATCGAAGATTGCGATGAGCGTTATCGTGGTGAATACGAAAGCACCGCAGATTTCGCTGAACAGTTCACTTATGAAGTGTACGGTGATGTTCCCTCTCACGTTGTAGTTGATTGGGAAGCAACCTACGATAACAACCTTCGTTATGACTTCACTGCCTGCGAAGATGGTTATCGCACTGTTTATATCTTCAGCGATAACTGAAGAGTTTGATACCCCTTCGGGGGTATCTTTAAGGGAGCGTGGTGGAATCGGTAGACACACCAGACTTAAAATCTGTTGGGCTTTTGCCCGTGGGAGTTCAAGTCTCCCCGCTCCTATTGGGTGATTTGAGAACATCATCACCCGCGTATGAAAGATGATAATATTCATAAAATAGTTGGTAGATGGGTGTATAGAGCAGGAGTGGTGTCCTGCTCTTTTTTTATAAGAACTCATGTGCCAATCCAGGAAGTGTCACACACCCCCTTGCGTTCCCCCTGGCATCGTGCCATACTAGTCTTGTGATCAGGAAATGCTCTACATTCTTCCTGATGACAACAACCCATTACCCTTTTGGAGGATTTTCAAATGTCTTTCGCTCTGAATTCCACTCTGACTGCTATTGAAACTGCTGTTGAATTTGGTGAAACTGCAATGCAAATTGGTTCTAAGATCTACATGTTCGGTTCCGAAATCTTCAGCATCACTGCTATTCTGTGGGTTCTGAACTTTGCTGCCAACATGATTCAAAAGACCTACAATGCTGGTTACATTGTTGGCACATTCTACCGCTACCATCTTCACGCTACTGTGAAAGAATGGACTCTTAAGTTCATTGCTGGCGTGATCTTTGTGAGCATTCTGTTCTTCGAAGGTTGCAAAGTTGTTTATAACAACCGCCACAAATACGTGCCTGCTCTGAACAACTTCCGCAATCAAATTGGTTCTCATTTCGTTTATGCTGGTGTGTGAATGAAACAGACTTTAAGGGGGGTGAATATGCTCCCCTTTTTTATGCCCAAATCAGCCGCCCGTGTGCCAGTTGAGGCAGTGGCACACGACCGCTTGAGTTTCCCGCCATTTGCTGCCATACTAATGGAATGAAAAACACCCACCTCGAACACCCCGAAGATTCTATTCTGAATGGTGACCTTTCTGTGTTGGATTGGTTCACTGCTGCAGGAACTCTCAGCGTTAAGATTGATGGTGCTCCTGCAATTGTGTGGGGGATTGACCCTGCTAACGGTGAGTTCTTTGTAGGAACCAAAGCAGTTTTCAACAAAAAGAAAATCCGTATTGCTCACAATCATGAAGAAATTGACCTCTTCTATCAAGGTGAAGTTGCGACTATTCTTCACGCTTGCTTTGATTGTCTACCTCGCACCGATGCTATCGTTCAAGGCGACTTTATTGGTTTTGGCGGCAGTGATACTTTTCGCCCCAACACGATCACTTACGTCTTTCCTGAAAGCGTAGATCAGAAAGTTATCATTGCTCCGCACACTGTGTATGAAGCAAACGACGATCTTCGTGATAGTTGGGCACTGCCTCTGATGCTCAATCTGCAGAGCACCGATGACTGCTTGTTCATCAAACCTCAAGCATACATTCAGTATGGTCAAACGTCCTTTGCTGATGTAGAAGAGATCTGCCAGTTTGCCCGCCAGATGGCAACTGCTGTGACCTTTGTTTCTGACAAGGAAGCAGCAAAGATTAAGCAACAACTCAATGCCCGTATTCGTGCTGGCGAACAGATTAGCACGGAGAGCGTAAATGAGTTTGATTGTGACCCTAACCTCATCCGTTTGTGGGCACTGGTGAAGAGCATCAAAGACGATTGTTTGTTCCTTTGCCGCAATGATGGTCCTGCTGCTTATTTGAACTGTGAGCGTATTGATGCTGAAGGATACGTTCTCTCCAATGAGTTCGGTATGTTCAAACTGGTCAATCGTGAGTGCTTTTCCTATCACAATTTCAACAGCGGGCGCTTTCAGTGTGCCGCCTGAGGGAGTGGCACAAGACCCCTTGTAATGCCCCTCATTTGCTGCAATACTACGTACAGATCAGACAACACCACTGATGACTGCCTACCTGGAAACCAACCTTCTGCCCCTCATTCTTGACATCAAAACCCCCAAGACTGAGAGTTATATTTTGATCGCTGCTGGTCTTGGTGATAAAACTTCCCAGAGCAGTGTGTTGATTCAAGTTGGAAACAAACTGGAAGAATTCTGGAATCTTGTGATCAGTGAGTGTGCAACAAATCTGATCGAAACTAACAACAAAATCAAAGTCAAGAATTCAAATCGTCAACTAGATCACCTGTTCGAAGGTATGTCAAACACTCATCTTTTCTATCTGGAAAGTAAGTGTAACCTGAACTTTGATACTGAAAAGAAACCTGCCTCAAATGATAAGGTGAAGCAAGTTACCGAAGCAATCACTGAAAAGTATAACAAACCTGTGGAAACTGGTTACTTCGTGCCCTGCATTCGCTCCATTCCTGCTGATGTTCAGAAAAAGTACCCGAATGTCAACATCTATGGTGTGGAGTGGTTGATGCAAACTATCAACTGCAATCTATTCACCGTTGACGAATTCTTCACCTTTTTTGAGGAAGTTATCGGTCCAATTCTGGAGGAGAAAATCTACGGATGAGATTTCCCTTGTGCCAGTTCCCTAAGTGGCACAAGACCCCTTGAGGTTCCCCCCAAGACCTGCCATACTAAGGACATCAAACGGAAACGGAGCAAATGAACAAAGTTTATGCTGTGATCGGTGGTTGGGATTATGAAGGTGAAGACTTCAAATCCCTTCGCTTGTTTGACTGCTTCTCCACTGCAGATGCTTACCTGAAGCAACTGGAAGAAAAAGAGGGTTACGACTACTCTATGATGGATGTTCGGGAAGTTGTGATGGAATCTGCCCTCGCTGTTGCCTGACCTTTACCCCTTTATCTTTTTTCAAAATGCGCTTAGATGTTCGTTGTGATGCTGCCCCTTGGGAGAACACTACCTGTGACGCTGATAAAGCATACGATCTAGCATACAATCTTGCTGAAGAGTATCAACGACCTGTAGACCTCTATTACAACTCTACGGGCACTCTTTACACTCAAGTGTTTCCTTAGAGACTACACTTTATCTTATCTCTGACAAACCTATTCTACTCACATTCTGGAGGATGTGTCAAGTGACCAACGAAACTGCTGATCTGTTCATTGAACATGAAGAGCAAAACAATGTGGATATGGAGCTAGAACGAATGGCAGCAGAATTGGAGATTACTGTTGACTATTTGATGGCAGAATTCCTCTGAAAAGTGTTGTCTGGTGCTCTGACACTTTGAGCACCTTAGACACACCTTCCGGGCGATCCTACGGGGGTCTGTGCCACTCTATAAAGCGCACACTAAATCCCCTGCTGCCCTTCATTCCGTGCCATACTAACTTTGTTCTGAAAAACGCAATGGATTTCGACACTATCGACACCGACATCTGGACTGAAATTCAGGATGCTCCTGGTGAAATCTTTGACATTCCAGAGATGTCTGATGCCAAAGACTTCGATCTGAATGGTTACTTCAACTCCAACTACGACTACTGATCATGATTGAAACTCTTCTTGCTGTTGCTCTAGTTGTGGGTCAGATTGAGATTGCTCCTGGTATCATCCAAACTGAATACCTTGTGAATGACATTGTGATCACCGAAGTTGAGGACCGTAACTGATGCTTGCTTCCATTGTGGTTCGTCATCACTTTCACAAAATGTTGGGCACTGTGACACCTGATACATACAACTTTAGCGGCGATGGTGTCACTCTGCTGGGTCTAGTTGGAGTCATCTCCACCTTCATTATCATCGTAACAGCATTCCGCCGCTACTACGGTTCGCCTATTCGCAAATGAAATCCTTCATTCTAGGAGTTATATTTGGTGGCGCAATGTCATCTGTTGGGTTTAGTTCTATTGCTCCAATCCTGGACAATGGAATGAGAACAATTCAGCAAACTTCCATCAATGTGGTTCGCAATCAACAGGGCAACATTACGCCCCAGATATACCCAGATCCCCTGCCTTTGCCCAGTTCTCAAAGTGGCACACAGATTCGCTACTGATCCCCCTGATGCCCTACACTGATTACATCAGGGGTTGAGAGACACCTGAGTTCCTTGATTTCACCGCTTGAAAACTAGAACAACTTCACTCCTGTTTGTCATCTACTTTCTGATCTTTGGTCATGGAGGTATCATGAAGAAAGCAAAATTGAATCTAATCGAACTCCCCCAAATTCACGCCTGATTGACATGATTACGACTTCTTTTGCTTACGGTGAATCCTACGGTGTGAAGGATCATTATGGTTTCGATGAGCGGGATCATGATGACTTCTACACTGCCGAAGATTATGATCAACGGGCAGCAGAGCGGGACGGTTGGAGAAGTGTCACATGGGATGGGCGCTGACCCCCTCCGACCCCTTATAATTGATTCATACCAAACGAACCGAAACGATGAGCACTCAAACTTTCAACGGATGGGCAAACTGGGAGACCTGGAATGTTGCCCTCTGGATTGCTAACGATGAGAGCATCTATCACGCTGCCCGCGACTCCCGCAACTACCAGGATTTGGTATCTCAACTCTGGGAATGTGGCAGCAAAGAAACCCCAGACGGTTGCCGCTGGGATGACCCTAAGATCGATGGATTGGAAATCAACGCAATGATCTCCGACCTCTGATTTGGAGTCCTGAGTAAGACTTAAAACTGCTCACTTTCACACTTCAAACAACACTTTTCTTTCTGATTATGACCCGCGAAATTGCTATCAACCTGCTTCGCCAAGGTAACAACGGTGAGCAACTTCTCCAGATCCTTGACACTGTGGTTGAAGATTTCACTTCTCAGAACATCGATGATGCTGCCCAACATTTTGCCGCGATTTCGATGCCCACTATGGAACCTGTGGCATTCTGAGTCTGATTTCGAATTGTGTCGGGGGCGCTCTGGGGTGCCCCTGATGCCCTAGGATGATCAAACAACCAAAGGGAAACCCGATGTTCCGCTCCTACGCTGCCTGCTCTGATCTCCAGAACCGCGCCACCCTGTGGTCTTGCTTTAAGAATGCAGAGCAGCAGTTCTCCCGCGATGGGCAACCTCAGGTGTTCGATTCGGTGTTCATCGCTGCCTGCTATCGGGATCGCTATTCTGAGGATGTAAAGCGGTGAATCCCGCCCACCCTGTGCCACTTCAAAAGGTTGCACAGGGTTACCCCGAAGGGGGGCATCTACCGACTAGGATTACTACAGTTCAAAAAAACACCGAAACCAATGTTCTACCCCGCTCACAACATCGAAGGGCAAATGATCATCCGCAACACCGAAACTGGCAAGGTGTTTCTGTCGCAAATGGAGAACAAAAAGTTCCGTGAGGTGATTGCTTCCCTCTACAACTTCCTCGGTGAGACTAACCTTGGTTGTGAGGAAGCATACGATTGGGTTTGCAATCAGGTTGGCATTGATACCTTTGTTGCTGACGAATGGGCATGGGATTGTTTCTGGAATGTGTGGAATTCTTCCACTGCTGCCTGACACTTTTCTCCCCTTACTTCCTCCTCAAATGCGAATTCAAACTCCCTACAATTTCTCCCGCTTCGCTTACTTCGGGTTGGACACTTCTGCCCGCTCTGGTGATGAGTTTCTAGGTTGCGGGTTGGGTAAACTTTACTTCGGAATCTACCCCACTCAGTATGGTTTCGAAATTTCCTACGGCATACTGAATGAGAAGGATTGCCTGAACTGATCACCTTCACTCCCGCAAACCAACTACACACTCTCCAATGAACTTCACCACCGCGACTAAACTTGATCTGGCAATTGCTGAGGCACGGGGAGAGTTTAAAGTTACCCGCCTGCCTATTCGCTACGCCCGCAAATCTGAATTGGTGATGAGCAGGGTTGGCGGAGGTGGCAGTCGCTGGAGCAATGCAACTGGCGGCAATGGTAGACTGAAAGCAGGGCAACTCCGCCCCGATGAGATTGCTCTGAAATCTGCTCTGAGGTAACAACGAAGGGATCACGAATGCAGGGGGCAGTATCATTCGTTCTCAGCATTCGTGATGGGCAGTTGTCCTTATAACGTTATCGTTATGATGGCGCGGCCGTGCGGTTACCCCCGTATATAAAATCGCTAACTACCCTAACCTACAACGGACCTAAAAAGCGAGAGTGATTATAAGACTCTTGAAAATTTCCGGAGGAAATGGTAGAATGCCTCTAAGATTTTCCAAAAAAATTCTGCCCAGAAAAAAATGACACGAAGACCTCAACCATACTGGAATTTTTGGAAAGTTGTTTTCGCGGGATGGTTGATACGCTATCCTAAGACATTTTTTAAGATCTTCGGAGTGCCTATCGGAATGATGATCGTCTGGATATATAATATGATCGCAAGGTAGGATAACGATTCAAAAAATGCTTGAGAAGATATATCACATATACGCGAAACAAAATTGTCTGTTCCATTCACTCAAAGAAGAAGAATTCTACACAACTTGGAATACATTAAAAACAATGGTAGGTATTATGAAAACTGATTATAGTCTTGATGATCTGAGTTACGAAGAACTCTTAGTGAACAGGGAGATCAGTCGGGAAACCTCGAACTGAACCCCCTTTACAGATACTAAATAGCACGATAGAATTGACCTGAAGGTTTTTTATTTCTTATGGCAAAAGGATTCACTGTTAAAGCAAACCCTCCCACAAAATCAGAAACTGAGTGGGATTATGAAGCAATTAAAGAAAGAATGCGTGGGAAGACAATTGTTTTCTGTCTTCCTGGAAGAGGATGTTCATTTATTTTCCTCAAGGCATTTGTGCAACTCTGTTTTGATCTTGTGCAGAATGGTATGGGAATTCAAATTTCTCAAGACTATTCTTCAATGGTCAACTTTGCACGTTGTAAGTGTCTAGGAGCAAATGTTCTCCGAGGTCCTAAGCAAGTTCCTTGGGATGGAAAACTGCAATATGATTATCAACTCTGGATTGATAGCGATATTGTTTTCAATACTGAAAAATTCTGGCAACTTTGTGATGTTTCATTCCCTGCGGATGCAATTGACGAAGAAGGGAATGTTGATGAAACGAAGAAGAGAGGAATTACTGCTGGTTGGTATGCAACTGAAGATGGTGTCACTACCTCTGTTGCACATTGGTTAGAAGAAGATGACTTCCGTAAGAACGGTGGAGTCATGAATCACGAAACCACAGAAAGTATCAGCAAGCGTCGGAAACCATTTACAGTTGATTACACTGGATTTGGTTGGGTATTAATTGAGAATGGAGTTTTTGAAAGCCTTGAGTATCCTTGGTTTGCTCCGAAGATGCAAGTTTTTGAATCTGGTGCAGTCCAGGATATGTGCGGTGAGGATGTTTCATTCTGCCTTGATGCAAAAGAGGCAGGATTTGAGATCTGGTGTGATCCTCGCATTCGCGTTGGACACGAAAAAACTCGTATTATCTGATACGAATGTTCAATATTCTTTATAAAGGCAGAAAGATCTACACAAACCTTGATTATGAAGAATGCACGGAAGTCTTATCAGAACTTTCGTTAACTTATTACCAAACTGGTGAATACGATCCACATTACATTGAATTGGAGGAAATTGTAAATGGCTAAGCGACCATCTTCTAATGGAACAGTTAAAATTGAGTCTAAACCTAAGCGGACTCGGCAGGGTGCAGGGAAACATACGAAGTACTCTGCGTCATCTCGTAATGGAGCTCGAAAACGGTATCGGGGTCAAGGTTAATATCTTAAGTATCACGGGGAATTCTTATTCCTCGTGATTTTTTTATAAATTGTTATACACTCTCCAAAATTTTATGAAACCTTATGATCACATTGAAGAGTGGATGGTGCAAGTCTCTCGTATAAGAGGAGAGTTGAATGGGTTTTCTGTATGTCCTTATGCAAAACAAGCAAAATACAAGATCTTAGAGGTTGATATAGAGAACTTAACGGTCGAAGATGGGTATGATGTCATTATTTTTGTAGTTGATATCAATCTATCATTGGAAAATATTCAAAAATGGTGTAAAATATATAATCAAAAGTATTCTGAATGGAAATTTTTTGAGGATTGTGCTTCTTACGACACCTTCATTAACGGAATTCAGACAAATAATGGAAAATATAACCTCATTTTGGCGCAACCGAGGGAAAAATTAAGAAAATATCGTGAAATATTGGCAAAAACTAACTATTATAAGATGTGGGACGATGAATATTTGCAAGAAATCTTAGAAGAGGACTATAATTTGCTTGACAAGGGATAGAAACCCCTTAAAAAGTTCTGATTCTAGTCAAATCAGGAGATCAACAATGGGACAACCATCAGATCGTAGTAAAGAAGTGATGTATCAAATGTGGGGAACCACAAAATTAGTCACAGATTATGAAGTTATTCAAGAAAAGAAGATGCTTCGTGAGATTGGGCACGATGAAATCGTTCCTAAAAAGCATAATTTTCAAGTTCAGAATGAAATTCACGAAAGAATTCGCAATGAAGAAGATTATGACGATTGGGAATATGGAACTGAACCGATCCCTCTCAGAGAATGGAAATAATGTGAATAAATAAGGTAGATTATACTTTACCTTAGATGCCTGTAGAGAGAATTAGTAAGGAATTTAAAGATCTTAGTATGTCTCTACAGGTAAGCCCTTTGAATTATGATATTCTGGCAATAAAAAATGAGACTGCGATTGCTCGCGCAGTTCGTAATCTTGTTTCAACAGTGCCAGGTGAAAGATTTTTTAATCCTAGAGTTGGATCTGATATTTCTCAATCACTTTTTGAAAATATCGATCCAATTTCAGCATCTGTGATTAAGTCTCAGATTGAAGAAACGATTAAAAACTATGAACCAAGAGTTCAGTTGACCGATGTTGAAGTGACTCCTTATTATGATGACAATGAATTCAATGTCACCATTCGTTATAACATCATCGGTATTGATGTTCAACCCCAGCAGTTAGTGTTCGCATTACAGCCAACTCGATAAATGGCAATTATAAATTTTACGGATTTAGATTTTGATCAAATAAGACTTTCTATTAAAGATTATCTTAGATCAAATTCAAATTTTACAGACTATGATTTTGAAGGATCGAATATGTCGGTCCTGGTAGATATTCTTGCATATAATACTTACATATCTTCTTACAATGCCAATATGGTAAGTAATGAGATATTCATTGACAGTGCAACTCTTAGAGAGAACATTGTATCTCTTGCAAGAAATATTGGATATGTTCCTCGTTCAAGAACTGCGGCAAGAGCAAATATATCTTTCTTTATAGATGTATCAAATTATTCATCAATACCTAGAATTGTAACTTTAAATAAGGGTATTGTATGCATAACAAGCTCAAATTTTGGAGGAGAAAGTTATACCTTTGCGACTCTTGAGGATATAACCGTTCCTGTTGTAAATGGAATCGCAAGTTTTAACAATATTGATGTTTATGAAGGGACATTCTTAACAACTAATTTTACTGTAAATCCAAATGTCCCAAGCCCACCACAAAGATTTATTATTGAAAATCCAAATGTTGATACTAGTCTGATTAATGTTGTTGTATCGAAGACAGTTTTTAGTAATATTTCTAGTAAATATACGTTAACTAATGATATTTTTGATGTTGATGGCGATTCAAAGATTTTCTTTATACAAGAAGTTGATGATCAAAAGTATGAATTAATTTTTGGTGATGGTATTTTCGGTAAAAAACTCGAAGAAAATAATTATATTTCGGTCAATTACATAGTATCAAATGGAGAATTGGGTAATGGATTATCCCAGTTTAATTTTGCTGGTAGATTGAACTCCAATATTGGACTTATATCTCGTGGAATATCTTTAATTACTACCAATCAAGTATCAGATGGTGGAAGGGAAATTGAATCTGTCCAATCCATTCGTAATTATGCTCCCAAAAATTATGCAGCACAAAATAGAGCAGTAACTGCAGGTGATTTTAAGGCAATTATACCTTTGATCTATCCCGAATTGGAATCAGTTTCTGTATTTGGAGGGGAAGACTTATCTCCACCACAGTATGGAAAAGTTTTTGTTGCTGTCAAACCACAAAATGGTTCTTTTTTACCATCAAGTGCTGCTCAAAATTTAAAGAATAAATTAAAGAAATATTCTGTTGCGGGAATTGTAACAGAAGTCATTGATTTAAAATATTTGTATATTGAATTAGATGTGAGTATCTACTACAATACAAATATGGTGTCAAATTCAGAACTTGCTGCCAATAAAGTGATCTCAAATCTGAGCAAATATTCAAAATCTATTGAAATTAATAAGTATGGTTCTAGATTTAAATATAGTAAGGTCCTTAAGTTAATTGATGATAGTGATGAGGCAATTACTTCTAACATTACAAGAGTTTCTTTAAGAAGAGACTTTAGAGCTTCTATTAATCAATTTGCAGAATATGAAATTTGCTTTGGTAATGAATTTCATATTAATAATTCAAATGGATATAATATTAAAACTTCTGGATTTAAAGTTAATGGGATTAATGATACCGTTTATTTTTCAGATAAACCAAACTCAGATATGAAAAAAGGATCACTATTCCTATTCAAGATTGTTCCAGAATCTGTTGATCCTGTTGAGGTTAGACAAAATATTGGGACAATAGATTATGAAAAAGGTGAAATTCTTTTAAATCCAATCAAGATCATTTCAACCAGTATAGATAAAGGTGAATCTATTGTTGAAGTTTCAGCAACACCAAAATCGAACGATGTTATAGGTTTACATGATCTGTATTTACAATTAGATACTAATAATATTACAGTCACTCCTGTTCCTGATAATATTTCATCTGGAAATGATATTTCTGGATCGAACTATATTACAACCTCAAGTTATACGAATGGAAAATTAATCAGAGAATAATAAAATGAAGAAAGCAAGGATTAACATTAGTAACATACTAAAAAACCAACTTCCTAATTTTGTAAAGGAAGAATATCCTTTGGTTGAAGAGTTATTCTCTGAATATTATAAAGGTCAAGAATATCAAGGTGGAATTTTAGACATACTTCAAAATATTGATCAGTATATCAAATTAGACAATAATACTAATTTGACTGAAAGCACTAATATTGTATCAGATATTAGTTTTGCAGATGCTGTAATACCTGTTACTAACACCAGTGGATTTCCAGATCGCTATGGTTTGATTGAGATTGATTCTGAAGTTATTCTTTATAAGTCAAAAACACAGAATTCATTCGTTGATTGTGTAAGAGGTTTTAGTGGAATTACTTCTTATGATAATTCTTTAAATTTTGAACAAACTATTGCTGAAAATCATGTAGATGGATCTGTTGTTAAAAATTTAAATATTTTATTTCTGAATGAGTTTTTCAACAAAGTTAAAAAGCAATTCGCACCTGGATTTGAGAATAGAAATTTCTTTAAAGATACATCTTCTAAAATTGACCTTAATGAAAATGTTTTCATTAAACAACTGAAAGATTTCTATTCATCTAAGGGAACTGATGATTCGTTTAAAATATTATTCAAATCACTTTTTAATGACAATGTTGAAATTATCAGACCTAGAGATTTTTTAATTCGTCCATCAGATGCTCAGTATAGAGTTAATAAGGAATTAATTATTGAAGCAATAGAAGGAGATCCTTTGGATCTTGTAGATACTACAATCTTCCAAAATCCTTTAACTATAAATGGTGAAGACTTTATTTCATATGCTTATGGAACGGTAAATAAGGTTGAAACTATTTCTAGAAAAGACAAGACTTATTATGCAGTCAGTCTAGATTTTGATTATAATAAGGATATTAACCTAAAGGGTTCTGTTTATGGTGAATTTGTAATTGGAGCAAAAACATTTATCACCGATAAAGTTTCTGAGCAGTCTACAGTAATCACAGTAGACTCAACGTATGGATTTCCAGAAACTAATGGAGTTTTAAGAGTCACATTTGATGATGGTCTAATCTCTACTATCTCGTATCAAAGAAAAAATCTTAATCAATTTATAGGTTGTTCCGAAATTAATAGAGAAATTCCCCAAGGAAATTCTATTTACTTGAATTATTATTGTGAAGGTGGAAATACTGTAGGGAATGATGAAAATCCTATTAAATTTAGAATTACAGGAGTATTATCAGAAGCAACAACATCTGATGATTCTCACTATATTGTAGAAGGTAATAGAATTAATCTAAGAACTTTAGGAAAGGATATTCGAGAACCTTCTTTTAATAATTGGAAATTTAATATTGCTCCAAAATATAATGTTAAAAGTATTATTAAAAATAATACTATCAATAACACTTATTTAATTGAAGTATATGATGAGCATATATTTTATAAAGGAGACAGTGTAAAACTTATTTCATCAAGACCTCAATTAGTTCCCGGAACTGATGATCTAGGATTTTCTGAATTTTTTGGCGATGTTCAATCTGTAGATGGAAAGTTCTCTTTTACTTGTGCCATTAATTTTGATTTAGATACTACTTTAGTATATGAAGTTGAAAGAGAAATTAATAAATTTAATTTTAGTTATAATTCTTCTATATCAGATTCAAATAATAATTACGTAACAGATGTTCAAAATGTTTATAGAGACTCTGAAGGATCTCTATATGTCGCTTCTCAGTCATTGCCAACATATACTAATGATGTTTTACCAATTACTGATGACACTATTGTATTATCATCGAGTGTTTATATAAGCGAAGAACTTAATCAGAACGATCCAGAAAAAATTGATAAGATTTTAAACATTGGAAGGCATACCTTTAAGACAGGCGATGCGGTTTATTATCAATCCGGAGATAATAATAATAAATTAAATTTATCTGAAGGAATTTATTATGTTAAAGTAGTTGGATCTCTTAATAACCCAACTCAAATTAAGTTATCTAGTAGCAGAACTAACATTGATAATAACATTTTCTTAGATGTTAGTTTAAAAAATCCATCTTTGACAGGTAGTGATAATAAATTATATAAGTCTACAAATGAAATAATTTATTTCCAAAATAGTCTTAAAAATAGTTTAACTTCTTCAAAATTTGAGAAATTTATTTCTCCAAAGAATTTAATAAAAAAAATTAATAATCCATTAGAAACCAAAGAAAAACAACTGACTTCTCCTGGACAGACTGGAATTTTAGTGAATGGTGTTGAAATTGTAAACTATAAATCAAATGATTTTATTTACTATGGATCAATTGAAGATATTAAAATTAAATCTCCAGGAAGCGACTATGATATTATAACCCCTCCGCAATTAAACATTGTTGATAAAAATGGGTCAGGTGCGTCTGCAATTTGTCACATTAGTGGATCTCTCACTAGAATTGATATTTTAAATGGTGGATTTGATTATGAAAAAACTCCTACCATTGAGATTAGTGGTGGTAATGGTATTGATGCTGAAGTAAGTCCAAATATGAGCACATTTGAGCATTCCATGGCATTTAGTGCCAAAGAAGGAACCTCTCAAATTAATTTTTCCTCAGATACTATCACATTTAATGTAAGACATAAATTTTATGATGGTGAGGAAATTAAATATGATTACACTCAAGTTCCTCTTGAAGGTCTTAGGAAAGAAATTACTTACTATGTTGGAACTGAAGATGATTATTCTGTAAAATTATATGCAACATATCAGGATTCTATTAAAAAGATCAACCAAATTGATTTAAACTTACCCAATGTATTGGGGACGCATTATCTGATAAGTGTTCAAAAGAAATCTACAATAGGATCTATCAATATTGTAAGGGCGGGAACTGGATATTCAAATAGAAAAACAGTTACTCTAAGTCAAAATATTAATATTTTTTCTAATGTAGTCAATATTAAAAATCATGGGTATCAAACTGGAGAAAAACTAGTATATTCAACAACAGGATCTCCTATTGTTGGTTTAGCAACAACATCCGAATACTTAGCTTATAAAGTCAATGAAGATCAATTTAAACTTTGCGAAATTAATAACCAGTCTGAAGATAAAAACTTCTATTTGAGAACAGAACAATTTGTTAATTTTACTGAAACCGGATCTGGAAATCATATTTTTAATTATCCTCCAATTTCAGTTAAAGTTATTGGATCATTTAAAAATAAAAATTTAAGCCCATCATTACTGGAAGCGCAAATTGTACCAGCATTTCGAGGATCTATAACTTCAGTTTTTGTTGAAAGTGGTGGAGTTGGTTATGGTTCTTCTGACATTATTAACTACAATAGGCAGCCAGATTTTGTTCTAGAAAATGGAACTGGTGCCGAATTAAGACCTATTATTTCTCAAGGAAAAATAAGTGAAGTTTTAATTGTAAATGGTGGATCTCAATACACTGCGCTTCCGATAATTGAAGTTGTTGGATCGGGAACTGGAGCTAAATTACTGCCAATTATATCAAATGGAAGTATAGTTGATATTGAAATAGTTTCTTCCGGTATCAATTATGACTCCGATGCAACAATTTTAAATGTCAATTCTGCTGGATCTGGGGCTAATTTTGAATTTTCTATTCAATCTTGGAATGTTAATTCTGTCGAAAGGTCAATTCAGAATGGTAATATTTTAACCAGTGATATTTTCCTTTATGACACTAAGAATGAGTATGATGAGAGAATGACTCAAATCACTCATTTATACGCACCTAGAAAACTTCGTGAAAATCTTATTGTTTCCAAGGAAGAAGGTGGTCAAATTTTCTACAGAAAGGATATTGAAAATGATACTAGATTGGATGATTATTATCACTCTCCTATAATTGGTTGGGCATATGATGGAAATCCAATTTATGGACCATTTGGATATGAAAATCCAGATGGATCTGGATTGACTAAGAAGATGAAGACTGGATATGGTTTAAATATCAGTAAACCAAATAGACCAAGTATAAACCTTTTCCCTGCTGGATTTTTTGTTGAAGACTATGATTATATTGGTAATGGAGATCTAGACGAATATAATGGAAGATTTTGCGCTACTCCAGAATTTCCAAATGGAACTTATGCATACTTTGCAACACTTGGAGAATTTGATAATGTATTCAGTAGAGATTATTTGCGCCCAACCTTCCCATATTTAATAGGAAACTATTATAAATCAACTCCGATTGAATTTAATTTTGATGCTGATAATACTCAAAACACGTTAGTATTTGAAAATATTAATTTAATTAGAAATACTACACCATATGGGATAATTTCTAAAAACAGTTCTTACAGTTATGCCTTTAATCCAATAGATTATGAGGAACAACTTAATAAAATAACTAGAGTTGGTAATGGAAAAATTGATAATATTAATATTATTTCAGGTGGAGAAAATTATAAAGTAGGAGATAAAATCACACTTTCTGAGGATGAATTTGGAAACAAATCTTATGCTGAAATTACAAAGATTAAGGGTGTCGGAATATCTTCAATTTCAGTAACCTTTAATGAAATTCCATATGTTGAATTTGGATCTTCTAGAGACTTTAAAACTATTGTTGGGGTAGCTTCAACTCCACATCAATTAAAAGATCAGGATGTTATTAATATTATAGGATTAAATGAGATATTTACAAATAGACAAAAAAATGTAACATCAAGAATAAATGTTTTTACAAATCAATTGTCTATAACAAAAAATGTTGAGCCAAGTTCTGTTACTGGTATAATAACAACATTTCAAGTTAGTGGTAATCTGAATGATTATGCTATTAAGCCAAATGACATTTATATTTCTCAAGAAGGAGAAGAGATTAAAATACTGAATATTGACCTATCCTCATCTTCTATAAGAGTTAAAAGAGGAGTTGGATTATCAACATATTATTCTGGATCAACTTTAACAGAAAAACCAAGAAGATTTGAAGTTAGCGCCGTGGAAGCTTCATCTTCAGATAATTTAAATGGTAAAATTTATCCCACTAATAGGGAACTATATTTTAATCCATCAAACTCTGTTGGTCTTGGAACAGTTGGATTAAGCACTACCATTTTCCTTAATATAGTTCCTTTAAATTATCAAGTTTCAATTGACACCGAAGCAGAAGTTATTATTGGTGTTACTACAGTTTTAAGAACGGGATTGATTTTCAATAACCCATTGAATGCTGGACAATTTAAAATTGGCGATTATATCAATTTGGTTGGATCTTCTGACCTTAGTTTTAATGCAGTTCAAAAGGCAAAAGTTCTTAATGTAGGCATTGGATCGATTGTTGTTGATTATGATTCAACCGCACTATCTGGAATTGGAGTAACTTCTTTTGTTACTAAATGGGAAGTTAGTGAAATTGGAATACAATCATTGTATCTACCAAATCACAACTTAAAAACTGGTGAAAAAATTACCTATTATGCAAATTCAGGAACACCCTTAGGAGTTTCTACAGATAAAATATCTTCTTCTTCATTATCTGATGGTAATGAGTTTTATGTTTCTAGTCTTGATCATGATCACATTGGAATTTCCACAGTAATAGTCGGATTGACGACATCTGGAGAATATTTAAATCCACTTAGTGGGCAAGGATTGCTATATTTTACTTCTTTGGGAAGTGGTTCTTATCATAGCTTTAAAACAAATTATAATGTCCAAAGTGGTAAAGTTATTAAAAATGTTGCAAGATTAGCAACTACTAAATCCCCATCATTATTCTTTAATGAAAATATTGAAGTTTCTAATGTACCAAAAACAAATAGAACCATTGGTGTAAAGTATAATAAAGAAAATAGAAGATTAGTTGTAAATCCAAAGTCCTTTACCGTTATTGATGTAGATACAAATTCTAGTTCTATTTTTATCCCAGATCACAGATATTCTACTGGTGATAAAATTATCCATACGACTGAAGATTTATCTTCTTTATTAGTAAATAATCAAATATACTACGTTGTCGTTGTTGATATTAATAATATTAAATTATCCGAAACATATTATGAAGCAATTTCATTAAATCCAAATATAGTAAGTATTAATACTGCTTCATATGGACAGTTTTCTTTAGTCAACCCTTCTATAAAATTATATAGAAATGAGACTATTAGATTTGATTTAACCGACAAATCATTGTCATTCATTAATGACGAAATCACTTACTCTGCATTTAGATTTAATCTATATAAAGATTCTAATTTTACAGAAAGATTTACTAAAACTGAAGAGGATACTTTCTTTAGTGTGAGGAAGATAGGGGATGTGGGAATTACAAATAATGCTGCTGTGGAATTGAGGATTAGTGATAAGACACCTTCTAGATTGTATTATAGATTTGAATTAGATAATATTAACTATAATGTACCAAATAATCAGTTAGAATATATTATAGACGATGAAAATATTACCAATAGTAGCACTCTTCTAATCGAAGATAGTGTTTATAGTGGAAATTATAATGTTTATAATGTTGGTAATAATTTTATAGAATATATTCTTGAAGAAAGACCTGAAAAAAGCGTATACTCTAATTTAGAATCATCTATCTCATATATTACAGATTCTTATTCTACTCTAGGTGAGATAGATGATGTTAAGGTTTTATCAAAAGATAGGAAATATAGAGTTCTTCCAGGAATTACTTCAGTTTCGACTAAAACTGGATCGGGTGCTATATTATTCCCATATAGTAAGGATATTGGATCTGCTAAAAAGGTAAAAATTGAAAATATTGGATTTGACTACAGTTCCGACTATAGTTTGAGACCTACTGGAAACCTCCCTCAAATTATTCAAGTAGAGCCATTAAGTATCTTTAAAGATATCAAGGTTACTTCTATTGGTAAAAATTACACAATTATTCCGACAATAATTGTTTTGGATGGATTAACTAAAGTTCAAGACAAACAGGCGGAGTTGAAGTTTTCCCCTGAAGAATCTTTGATTGAAATAATCCAAAATAGTTCAGGTCTTTATAATAAAACACCATATCTGATTCCTATTAATAATTCCAACGGATTTACTGTAAGTCCAGGATCGGTATCCTTTAACGAGGAAACCAAACTATTGACATTAACATTTAACACTTCTTTCAATAGCTTGGTAGATTTTCCTTTTTCTATTGGCAGTAAAGTTTTACTCGAAAACTTTAAAGTTAGCTCTACTTTCTTGAACGAATCTGGAGATCTTGAAGAGGCAACTAATGTCAGAGGACTTAATTCTGAAGATTATGGATATGCATTATTTGAAATTTATCTATCTTCTGCAGCAGTAGGTGGAAGTGGTGCATCTATTACAATTGATATGACACCATATTTAAATGATGATGAAATTCCCGGAATATACTCTCCAGTTAATTCTCTTGGATATGTTGTCCCTGAGAGTTATTTCCCAACTTTTGAAATTACCCTACAAAAAAATAATTTTATTTTGGGAGAAGAAGTTATTACGACAAGTGGATATACTGGTATTGTAGAATACTGGGATAATGAAAATGAATTTGTAAGTGTTCTTTCGGATGATAAGTTTGTAAGCGGCGATAAAATTACGGGTAAAACATCAAACTTGAGTGGAATTGTCGGAAAAGTCGAATTTTTTGATGCAGAGTATAGCACCAATTCTTTCTCTGTAGTTCAAAGAGGTTGGGATACTAATATTGGATTTTTAAACGATAGTATTCAAAGAATACACGATAGTGATTATTATCAATATTTCTCTTATGTTCTTAAATCTAAAACTCAATTTTCTGAGTGGAATGATCCTGTAAGTAGCCTTAATCATACCGTAGGATTCAAAAAATTTGGGACATTATCTATAGAATCTTTAACACCATCTGTTGGTGCTGCCACCACGGTTTCTTATTCTGAGTTAAATTCTGTTTCCGATTTATTTGAAGTTATTGATCTTAATTCATATCACGATTTTGATATGGTTTCCGAAAATGCGTATAATCTGGGTGGAAGAATAGTATCTGACCAAATAATATTCAATACCCGCGAAATACAAGACTATTCAGAATCTATTGGAAATAGAGTACTGATGATAGATGATTTTAGTAATCAATTTAACAATATTCCAAGAGCAGAAAGATTTTCAATCGTTGACAAATTCCCAATTTATCAAAATAGGCATAGAAAATACTTTGCTTATGTTAAAGATAAACTCTTCTTTAATGAAAGGCAATTCTCCATAATTTCTTTAATACACGATGATTTGAATGGATTTGTAAATCAATATGGAAGATTGGAAACTTACAATGAACTTGGAACGTTTGATTTTGTAATTAATGGTGACGAGGGTCAAGTTCAATTTAAACCTTTTGACTATGAATTCAATGATTTTGATATAGATTTAGTTTCTTATACTCTATTTGATACTTTTGTTGGTCTGGGAAGCACAACAGTTACAAACTACAATATTGGAACTATTGCTAATCTTTCCAATAATGTTGGTGTTCTTCCTGAAAATTCAACAAATGCCGTTACTGTTGCAACTATTCCCATTTCATATAGATCTTCTAAAATTATTTTAACTTCTAATAGTTTAAATGGGTCATATAGAGAGTCTACTGAATTAAATATTATTCACGACGGAACCAACGTATATATTACTGAATATGGAAAGTTATTTACTAAGAATATTAACCCCCCAGTTGGATTAGCAACATATTCTGCGTATATACAAGGTTCAAATATAATTTTAGATCTTGTTCCATATGTTGGATATGGGTCTACAGTAGAAGTTAATGTTTTTAAACTATCAGTAAGGGATGAAAATGCAACATCTGGAGGTGTTTTATCTGAAAATAATGCCAGATTAGAAACTGGATTTATTAATATTCCTTCCGGAAATGTTGGGGTTGCGATTACTTTCCACAATTATTCCTATGAGTATGGTGGTGGATATTATTATATGTCAATTCAAGACAACTCTACCTTTAGATACCAATCCCTAGAACTTTCTACATTAAATAATCAAACTGATGTTTATCATACACAATTTGGATCTATAATTACCGACGATTCTTTAGTTGGACTGGGAACTTTTTCCACACAAATAATCGGAAGACGAGTTTATCTATCGTTTATACCTTCAGTAAATGCAAATATTTCTATAAGATTCTATTATAATGGAATTAAAACAATTACTGAAACAGATATTCCGCCAAATGAGGTTGTTCTTGATTTAAATGAAGCTCAAATTGTAAGTTTTAATTCTGATTATATTGGAACTGAAAATTCTATAAAGAGATCTTTTGATTTGTTCCATAAAAAACTTCCTATTATGAAGAGAACCTTCAGAGGAAATAATTCTTCTGGAGTTAATTTATCTGCCGACAGGGTAAACATTCCAAATCACTATTTTTCAACTGGCGAAGAAGTTGTGTATGATTTTGGTGCAGATGAACCTATTGGAATAGCAACAACAACTATTGCTGGTATTGGTATTACTGATCAATTGCCATCTAATCTTTACATTATAAAAGTTAATGATCTTTCAGTAAGAGTTGCTGCATCAGCATCGGAAGCTTTAAAAGCAAATCCAGAATATTTAAAATTAACATCTTATGGAGTAGGTTCCCAGCATTCATTCACTGGAAAGAAAGGGAATAGTAGATCATTGATTACGATTGATAATATGATCCAGTCTCCTATCGTATCAGCAGGAAAAACTACATCCTTAAGCGCAAATGTTGCTTTAAAGGAAATAAGAGTGAAAGTTAATGACCCAAGTATTTTTATTGCTGGTGATATATTTAAAGTTGATGATGAGATTATGAGAGTTAAATCCGTGGGATTTGGTTCTACTAACACTTTACTTGTTAATAGATTTTGGATGGGAACTCTTCCAGGTATTCATAGCACTGGGGCTATATGCGAAAGACTGAAGGGAGATTATAATATTATAGGTAATAAGATTAATTTCTATGATGCTCCTTATGGAAAAGTTCCAGTAGTTGCAGAAAATCCAAGATATGATGAGGTTGATTATATTGGAATTCAAACCAGTTCTTCTTTCTCAGGTAGAATATTTAATAAATCAGGAACAACAAATAGCTCTTCAGTGACTTATAGTGATAATATTTTATTAGATGATTTATCAAATGAGTTTACTGGAATAGCAACAATATTTACCCTTAATGAAAATGGAACTCCAGTTAGTGGAATTTCAACATCCAATTTATTTGTCTTGATTAAAGATATCCTACAGATTCCAAATAATGAACTTAGGACAAATAATGGTGCATTTGAACTAGGATCAAATCTAAGTGGTCAAACTACAATCGTTTTCAATAAAGATCCCGAAAAAGATTTTTCTAATATAGATGATATCAATACTACAAATATTCCTTCAGGTGGTATTATACTGAGTGTTGGATCCACATTTGGTGGAGGATATCAACCAATAAAAACTGCTGGAGGTATAGCACAGGTTAATAATAGTGGCCAAATTTCTTCGATCTCAATAGGATTTTCTGGATCAGGATATAGAGTATCCGGTGAAAAGGAAATAATAGTATCCAGTGCATCAACAGTTTCTATTGGAACTAATATTATTCCAGTTGTTGAAGAGCGAGGATTATTCTCGAAGTTTGCATATTCTGGAGAACCAACTTGTAATGTAGGAATTGGAACATCTTTATATTCAGTTTCTATTAGTTCTTATAATTCAGTTTTATCGACAATTACAATATCTAGAAATACTGAGGTTGAAATTCCAAAATCTACACCAATTTCTATCAAATTGAACGAATTGACTGCAGAATTAGTTGATATTGGAGTTAGGACTGAAAGTAATGAAAATTATGAAAAACATTATATTGGATTTACAACTGTTGTTGAAGGGCATATTTCAGGTTCATTGAATCTTATAAATCCCGGCATTGCATTTACAAGTTTTTATGATAAGTTCAACACTAATACATCAATATCAGTTTCATCTGGATCTACAATATTCTATTTGAATTCTATAAATGATATTTTCGTTGATGACTATATTTCCATCAATTCTTCAGCGTTGTTAAAAATTGTTGGAATTGGAAATACCTTTGTTTATTCAGAAACTCCTTTTGGTTCCGCAGTTTCTTCAGGAACTAATGTTCTTATTAGAAGATATTCCCCTCCAGAAGTTGTATTTGATTCTCCAGTTGGATATTCCAATATCCCATTAGTTTATAGCTCTTTATCGGGTTCTAGTGGAATTGGAACTGGTGCTAAGATAAAAATTAGTGTAGGTGAGGATGGGGAAGTAATTGATTTTGATATTCAAAATTCTGGATATGGATACAAAAAATCAGATATACTTACAGTTCCAGTAGGAGGATTGAGTGGAATACCTGCAGATCCTTCACTTACATTTGCTGAATTTAAAATCTTCGTTGACAGTATCTACAACACTAAGTTTTCTGCTTGGTCTATTGGAGATTTACTTGTTATTGATAATTTTGATGATTTATTTGATGGAAATAGAAGAGTATTTCCAATTAAAATAAATGGAATACCTAGATCAATTAGAGCAAAAAGAGGATCTACGCTTGATATTCAGGCAACGTTGATCGTTCTGTATAACGACATACTTCAAGTTCCTGGAGAAGGATATACTTTTAAAGGTGGAAGTATTATTACCTTCCCAGAAGCTCCTAAGTATGAAGATAGGGTCTCTATAATCTTCTATAGAGGAAATGAAGAAGTTGATGTTATTGATGTTGATCTTCTAGAGACAGTTAAAGTTGGTGATGGATTGAGAATTGTAAATGATCAAAAGAAATTTAACGAAGATCAGAGAATAGTATCTGATGTTGTTTCTTCCGACTATGCAAATACAAATCCATATTTGGGTAGAGGTATTTCGCAGAATATTGATTTCTTAAGACCAGTAGTATTCTCAAAACAGAATATTGATTTAGTTATTGATGGAGTTAATATCGGTAAAGATAGAAATTGGTATGAAACGACCATTTATCCATCTACAACTGTTATACAGGATATTGGGATTGGTAGTAGCGAAATATACGTTGAGTCTTTAAAGACATTCTTTGATAATGATGCTGAAAATATTGTTGATAAAGATAAATTCGTAATTAAAATTATTGATCAAACTCCACTTAAGGGCGCAATAGCAACTTGCCAGGTTTCTTCTGGAAATATTTCATCCATTGATTTAATTGATGGTGGATATGGATACTCTGAGGCACCAAAGGTATTAATTGAAAATTCTCCAGTTTCTTCTGGAATTGCATATACAATGTCCCTAACTTCAATAATTGATCAATCTGGCATCTCAACAACTGGAGTGACAAGTTCTATTTTAGGGGAAACTATCATTGGGGTTGAAAGTGATACTATAGCAATTCTTTCCGGAATATCAACTATTGATCCTATTATTTCGTATGTTCCTATTACTCCAACAACATTTATTGTTAGTGAAGAGATTAGATTTGAAGAATCTGGTTTAAACGCTGAGATTCAATCACTATCAACAAACTCAAGCAATGCAGTTGGTGTTGCAACCATCACTGATGGTGTTGTAACTGGCATTGATATAGTAAATGCTGGATATGGATATACTTATGGACCTATTAAAAACCTAGAAGTTATTAGTAATGGTTCTGGTTATCCGGAAACTTTAAACCCATCAAATAGTTCATTCTATAATGCAAGACTTAAAACATCAACCGGAATTGGTTTTGGTGGAATTGTAGATGTTATTATTGAAAAAGATCTTATTACTCTATTACCAGTTCTTGACTTTAATAGTGATAATATTAAAAACGGTGGTTCTAACTATAAAGTTGGAGATATTTTAGAAGTAAAAACATTTGATAATATTGGAGTTGGACTGACATATAGAAATAAGGTTCTTGATACTCCTATACAATTTAAAGTTACTGAAATAAAAGCACCTTTGGTTATTATCGATGAACCGTCACCTGAAGTTGAAGTAATTAAAAATGTATCTTTTACTGGAGATTTTGGTGAAGTTGTTGGTATTGGAACAACAGTAGTTGGTATTTCAAGTAATGCATTGATCTTTGATCTTTATATTCCTAATGACTCTTATCTAAGAAATTCTATTGTTATTGGAGATACTATAGTTGGTTCTGCTATTACTATAAGCCAATTAAGTTTTGGTGATTATTTTGTAATTAGTAATTCAAATATTGGATCTGGAGTTATTTCACTAAGAAATGATGGTTCAGTTATTGGGATTTCCACATCCGGTGATAATATAAACAATGTTTATCAGGTATATTCTAGTGAAATTTTAGAATTAGACATTGCAACTAGTGGAATAAGAACTTCATATATTAATAGAGTAACATCTTTTGTTCAATCTTTTGATAGTGATATTATTAACATTTCTTCTTATGACCAAATATATGCAAATTATAGTTGGGGTAAGATAGGAAATCTTATCGATAGAACAAATCCTAAAGAATTCAAAACATATCAAGATCAAATTTCTGGAATTGGATCAAATCCAATAATTCAGAGGTTTAAAAACTTAAAATATGTTGGATATAGCACAGTATTATAAATTCACAGTATAAATAATCAAAAAAATAAAAAATGTCAGCAATTATAACTGATCAACTTAGAATATCCAATGCTTTGAGTTTTTTGGATAAAATTAACAATTCATTAAATTCATATTATGTGTTTTTAGGATTGTCAAATCCAACAGAATACCTTAGCACTTGGGAATCTCTTCCACCATTTCAGCGTGATAATTTTGATGAAGAGAATAAGTGTTGGGATACTATGTTTTCTTTGAAAAAAATTTCTCCCAGTGATGTTTCTCCAGTTGTTCGAAGAATAAATTGGGAATCTGGAAGAATATATGATATGTATCGTCATGATATTAGTATTGACAAAAGATCTAACCAAACTCAGGCAACATCTTTATATTCTTCCGATTACTATGTGGTAACAAAAGATTATAAAGTTTATATTTGCCTTCAAAATGGAACATCACCAGAATCTTTAACTGGAAATCCTTCCTTGGATGAACCAACTTTTACTGATCTTGAACCAAGAGCAGCGGGGACTAGTGGTGATGGGTATATTTGGAAATATCTTTATACAATTAGACCAAATGAAATTGTTAAATTTGATAGCACAAATTTTATTCCCTTACCTAAAAATTGGACAACTAATCAGGAAAATGCTGCAGTAAGATTGAACGCATCTTCAAGTGGACAAATAAAGATCATTAATATACTTGAAAGGGGTGCCAATTTAGGAGCACCTGGTCTTTATCAAAATGTTCCCATAAGAGGAGATGGACAAGGAGCAACAGCGACAATTGTTGTTGGTAGTGATAATACTGTAGATAAAATATTTGTATCAAATGGAGGATCTGGATATACTTTTGGAACTGTCGATCTCGAAAATTCAGGTCTATTTCTTGTAGATCCTCCAAAATTTGATGTCATAATTCCACCAAAAGGTGGTCATGGAGCAAATATTTACAGAGAACTTGGATCTACTAATATTTTATTATATTCTAGAATTGAAAATGATATTGGAGATCCTGACTTTATTGTTGGTAATAAAATTGCAAGAATTGGGATTATTGAAAATCCAGAGGCATTTGATTCCACATCAGTTCTATCGATACAAAAAGCAAGTTCTTTGTATGCATTAAAATTAAAAGAGCCTGGCGCAAGTTCTGCAGTAATTCCTGCAAATATAACGTTCACCCAAACAATAACAGGAGTTGGAACCGCTGTAGGAAGAGCAGTTTCTTATGATAATGAAACCGGTGTATTAAAATATTGGCAGGATAGATCTTTGTATGGGTATACAAAGGCTGGTGTTTCAACTAATGCTCCCTATGGATTAGTTCAAAATGCATTTACTGGAGGGACTATTAACGTAGACGCAAATACTATTGAAATTGATGGTGGATTTAGTGGTATATCTACAGTAATAAATAATGGTACAGTTTATCTCGGGCAAAATTTTACTAATGGTCTATCAAACCCTGAGGTAAAAAAATATACCGGAAATATAATTTATGTTGATAATAGACCATCCATAACCAGGTCTGCAAATCAGAAAGAAGATATCAAAGTCATTTTGCAATTCTAATCTATCATGCCACAAGAAACCAATCTTAACGTATCTCCTTATTTTGACGATTTTGATGATAAAAAGAATTTTTATAAGGTTTTATTTAAGCCAGGATATCCCGTCCAAGCAAGAGAACTGACAACTTTACAGTCAATTCTCCAAAATCAAATTGAAAAGTTTGGATCTCATATTTTTAAAGAAGGATCTCCTGTTCTTGGTGGTAATGTTGTTTATGATAATTATTATGAAGGTATCCAAGTTGAACCAACCTATCTTGGTCTTTCTGTAGATTCATATCTGGGAGATCTTGTAGGTAAATATGTTATAGGGCAGGATTCTAAAGTTAAAGCAAGAGTTGAATATATTTTATCTTCTAATGATTCCCCTACTAAAAATACAATAGTTTATGTTTCTTATAGAGATTCCAGTGTTGATAATAATAGGCAATTTAGAGACGGAGAAATAATCACCACAGAAGAAGATGTTCCTTTTGTTGCAGGAGGAGTGACTAGTATTCAGGCAGGACAAGGTGTTTGTAAAACAATCTCACAAAACTCATCTGTTACTGGATCATCTATTCATATTTCATCTGGAGTTTATTTTATTAGGGGATATTTTGTAAATGTTGATGAAGAAACTCTATTATTGGACCCAACTTCTAATAATGTAACTTATAGTGTAGGATTAAAAATTTTTGAAGATGTTGTAACTTTTGATGATGATGAAACTCTTGCAGATAATTCTCAAGGATTTTCTAACTATGCTGCTCCAGGAGCAGATAGATTTTCTATTAAAGTAAGATTAGCAAAATATTCAATTAATGAAAATCAAGATGAAGGATATTTAGAATTATTTAAGGTTAGGGACGGAATTCCAGATAAAGTTCAAAAAGATGCAGAATATAATCTTCTAGCTAATGAATTTGCTAGGAGAACTTATGATGAATCTGGAGATTATTATGTAACTCCATTCAAACTTACTGTCAACGAATCATTAGATAATTTAAAAGGTAATAAAGGTATATTTAAAGAAGGGCAGCAAACTTATGGTAATAGAACTGCAAGTGAGTCTTTAGGTGTTTACAAATTATCTCCTGGAAAAGCTTATATTAGAGGATTTGAAGTTAATGTCCCAAATCCATCTTTTATTGATTTTAATAAACCAAGAGTAACAAAAACTTTATCCAATCAAAGTCTTGTTTATAATACTGGATCTACATTTACACTGAATAGAGTCCACGGAACCCCACCTATTGGAATTTCAACAACTTATACTTTAAGTTTTAGATCGGAAAGAATAGGATCTGATAATAACACTGCTCCAGGAAAAGAAATTGGTATTGCTAGAGTTTATGATTTTGCCTTAGAATCTGGATCATATAATCCATTAAGCCAAAATATAAATGAATGGGATATTACATTATTTGATGTTCAAGCATATACTGAAATTACACTTAATGATGCAATTAGTTTAGAGTTTCCTACTTTTATTAAAGGTAGTTCTAGTGGAGCAACTGCATTTCTTAAAGATAATGTAGTTAATTCAGGAATTCTTACCGCATATAACGTAAATGGTAGGTTCCTAAAAGGAGAAAGATTAAGCTTTGATAGTATCCAGAACAATAGAATTATTACCTCATTTAAAACATATGATATTGGAGATTTTAAATCTGTTTATGGAATAGTCGGAACCGGATCGACATTTACTGCCGATATTGTCCAGAAGCAAAAATCTTTTGTCGGTCCAGTAAGTATATCAGGTTATACATCAGGAATTAGCACTGTCACTAGTTCTAGTTTTATTTTTAATAAAGTTGCTTTAGAGAATGATATAGTTTCATTTTCTAGTCCTGAGCAAGAAGAACCAACTTATGCAAAAATTGTTAGTGTCAGTGAAAAAAGTATTACAATTACTCAAGTCACTCCAGTATCAGACGTATGTGTTAGCACATTGTCACTATCACCTATAAATGTTTCTGATTTTAAAATCTTAACATCATCATTACAATCATCAACTGATAATACATTATATACCATCTTCCCACATAACAAAATTTCTTCAACTAATCTAGAAAATTCTGAAATTATTATTAGAAGACAAAGGCAAATTGATATTTTAGATAATACTTCTGATGTTATTATTTTAGAAGATGATGAAAGATTTATGCCTTATGATGAAGAAAGATATTCAGTGATTTATTCCAATGGGGATACTGAGCCTTTAAGAGAAGATCAGTTCTCAATTACTCTTGGAGGTCAAAGTCTTAGAATTAATGGTCTATCTTTGACAGGTGTCGCTGCTACACTAACATACACAATTAAAAAACTTAATGTAAGTGCAAAAGTTAAAACTAGAAATAGAGTTAATAATATTATTGTAGATAAATCAAAATATAATTTCTCTGGAGTTGGGCAAACAACAATTAATGATGGATTAACATTTGGAAATTATCCATATGGAACAAGAGTTCATGATGAAGATATATGTTTAAACTATCCAGATATTGTAAAATTATTGGGAGTATTTGAAACTAATAGTGCTACTGATACACCTTCACTCCCATCAGTTACAATGAGCTTATCTGATGTAACAACATCAAGTATGATTTTGGGTGAAGAATTTATTGGGGAAAGAAGTAATTGTGTTGCGATATTAGTAGAAAAAATTAATAATAATACAATTAGTTACATCACTCTAAATTCTTCGAGTTTTTCTGAAAATGAAACATTAAAATTCAAGGAATCTGGAATAGTTGCATCTATCAATTCTTTGAATTCTGGAAACTGTAAAAATATAACAGATAGTTATGTTTTAGATAACGGTCAAAGAGATACTTTTTATGACTATGGTAGAATTGTTAGAAAATCTACTGCAAGAGAACCACGCAAAAAATTAAAAATTGTTTTTGAATCTACTGATTTTTCACCTTCAGATCCTGGAAGTTTTGTAACGGTCGATTCTTATAAGCAGTTTGATTATTGCGATATCCCTTCTTTAAACAACCTTAGAAATTATAATATTTTAGACTTAAGACCTAGAGTATCTAATTACACGGTTTCTTTAAATGCAAGATCACCATTCGAATCCTTATCCAATAATTTCACAAACGTTTATAATCAAAATTTACCCATTTTAGCGTCTGATGAGGATATTATTCTCGACTATTCTTATTATTTACCTAGAATTGATAAAATTATCTTATCTAAAGAAGGTAATTTCCAACTACTGATTGGAGACCCTTCTGAAACTCCACAGGCACCTCTTAATTTAACTGATTCTTTAGACATTGCTACTATTACACTTCCTGCATATTTGTGCTCATATGAAAGTGTAGGTATTGATTTATCGCAACATAAGCGTTATAAAATGAGTGATATTAAAAAACTTGAGGATAGAATTAAAAATCTTGAGTTTTATACCACATTATCTTTACTTGAAACTGAAACTGCAAACTTTACAATTAAAGATGCAAATGGTTTAGATAGATTTAAATCTGGTTTCTTTGTAGATAATTTTACAACACTAATATCTCAAAAAACAACTCAGATTACTAAGAACTCAATTGATATTGAAAATTCACAATTAAGACCATCTGTTTATACAACTTCTATTGATTTAATTCTTGGACACACTGATGCTGCGGGTAACATTAATTTCAATAATGATGATTTTGACTATAAGTCAAATCAATCTATTATCGGAAATAATGTTAGAAAATCTGTTGGAACCGTTGGTAAAGGAGTTCTGACTTTAGATTATTCTGAGACTGAAGAAATTATACAACCATATGCGACGAGAGTTGAAAATGTAACGCCATATCTAGTAACATTTTATGGTGGTATTGCGGATATTAACCCATCTTCCGATATTTGGTTAGATCCCATCGTTCTAGATCCTATTAATCTGGGAGTTAGAGAAGAAATAAAAACTATTGATGTTGAATTGGAATCCGTTCCAGATAACAATAGTGGATGGGCTCCAATGATTTTTGGTGCTTGGGAAACTTCTTGGACCAACACTTCTGCACCTAGAGAAGTATCTAGAGGGCAAAAATATGAATTAGACGGGAAGTGGTATCAAGATGTTGTCTATGCGACTGATAAAAACGGAACTTCTACCAGAACTGGGTCTTCAAATAGAATTACTTTCACTGATACTTCAGTATCTTATGGATCTAATGTTGTAACAGTAGATATTGCAACATATTGTCGTGCAAGAAATCTTGAAATAATTTCAAGGAAGTTAAAGCCATATACAGAAATGTATGCTTTCTTTGATGGGCAAGACGTAAGCCGCTTTATGGTTCCAAAACTCATTGAAATCCAAATGGAGTCTGGAGTATTCAGAATTGGTGAAACAGTTGAAACAGATACTAGTTCTTCATCTTCAACTGATGCGTTCATTAGATTTAGGTTGTGTCAACCAAATCATAAACAAGGTAGATACGATTCTCCAACATCAATTTATGGATTAAATCCATATGATAGAACTAACAATGTTCCTTCTACGTATTCTTCATCATCTACCGTTTTAAATATCGATACTTTCCTTCTTGCCGAACAGGGAATTGGTAATTTTTATGGATATGTATCATCTGGTATGAGACTTATTGGAAAAACTAGTGGGGCAGTTGCAATAGTTCAAGAAGTCAGGTTGATAACTGATAATATTGGAACTTTGATGTCTTCATTCTTTATTCCAAATAATAATATACCAAGCAATCCAAGATTTACTACAGGATCTAAACTTTTTAGACTTTCCAGTCTACAATCAAATTCAACCGTTCCAGGTCTTTTAAACAGTTTAGCAGAAGCAGCTTTTTATGCTCAAGGAACTATTACAACAACTCAAGAAACTATCGGAACACTCAGGAATAGTTTGAGAGAGTTAGGAACTTTAACACAAACCATTCCAGCTTCAACAACCGATTTTTCACAACCAGTAAGAGTCGAAGTTCCTGCACCCCCAACACCAAAGCCTTCTGAACCATACCCCACTCCTTCCCCAGAACCTACTCCAGAACCTTCTCCTTCCCCATCCCCAAGTCCTTCTCCTGGACCAAGTCCTTCTCCTGGACCAAGTCCTTCCCCAGGACCAAGTCCCTCTCCATCCCCAAGTCGTTCTCCTGGACCAAGTCCCTCCCCAGGACCAAGTCCTTCACCTAGCCCTTCTTCGGATAAGATAGAGCAATTTAAGTTATACACAACACCAGGAACTTATACATTTACTGTTCCAAAGGGAGTCACTTCGGTTCAAGCATCTGGTGTCGGTGGCGGTGGCGGTGGTGGATTTGGAAGATCTAATAAGTCCGGTGGCGGTGGTGCTGGTGCTGGAGTTTGTTCTAGAAATATTCCGGTTACTCCTGGTGAAGTTCTTACTGTTATAGTTGGTTCAGGTGGAAGAGGATCTACAACAGATGTTAAAGCAGAAGATGGACAGCCAAGTTATATTGTAAATAAAAATATTATCGCTAAAGGTGGTGCCGCCGGATCTAGCACCTCAAAAGGATCTGGTGGAGAAACTAGCGGTGGTGGTGGAAAGGGTGAAGATGGAAAATATGATTCCTCTGATACTCAAAGAGGTGGTTATGGTGGAGGATCTGGTAGAGAAGGTGGTGGAAACTGCGGTCACTCTAAAGATAAAGAAGGGTGCGGAAGTCCAACTGCAGGTCCTGGTGGAAATGGTATTAAATTTGCCGGTGCTGGAGGAAATCCTGGTCAAACTCCAGATTGTGGAACTAGAACAGGTGGAACCGGTGGAACATATGGTGGTGGCGGTGGTGGAGGTGTTAATGGAGGTTCTGGAGGTAATGGAGCTTCTGGCGCTTTCCTCTTAAAATGGAAAGAATCTACATCTACTGCATCTTCCAATATGATTCCGCCAGTAGGACTTGATCCACTAGCACAATCATTTACTATTACTGCACCTGAAGGAAGATTTGTAACAGCAGTAGACCTATTCTTACAATCTAAAGACGATACTCTTCCATTAATTGTTGAGTTAAGACCAATGTCACTTGGCCTTCCAACTGGTGAAATATATCCATTCAGTCAGATTGTTGTTAATCCTGAAGATATTCAAGTTTCTGAAGATGGATCTGTTGCGACAAGAGTTCAATTTGAAGCACCAGTATATCTCAAAGGAAATACTGAGCACGCTCTTGTCCTGAAATCAGATTCCACTAATTATTATGCTTGGATTTCTAGACTTGGTGAAGTAGATATTACGACAGCATCTTTACCAGAGTCTGGTAGAGTTATTATTGCTAATCAACCAGATATCAGTAAAGTAGGTGTTTTATTCAAATCTCAGAATGCATCGACTTGGTCACCAAGTCAATTTGAAGATCTCAAATTCACCTTATATTCTGCAGTTTTTGTACAGACTGGAAATGTAAGTTTCTTCAATCCAGATCTAACTGAAAACAATCAACAACTTTCAACTCTCACTAACAATCCACTTGAAATTTCTTCCAAGAGAATTAAAGTAAGTATTTCTAGCACTTTGAGTGATCCTGATTTTGCATTAGGAAATACTATTGTTCAAAGGGTAACTGGAGCAACTGGAAATTACGTTGGTGCAGCAGGTTCGATTGCAAGCATATCCATTACCAATTCCGGAATTGGATACACCCCTTCAAATGGAACTTCATTTGTATATCAAAATGTTATACTTGCAAATTCCACTTCTAGTGGAAAAAATGCAACTGCTGATATTACAATAGGAACAGATATTGCTGGTAATAACGGAGTTGCTATTGCCGCAACAATTAGAACAGGTGGTTATGGATATCAGAAGGGTGATGTTCTTTCTGTAGATCAACTTGGTGATCAAACTTTAGGTAGAAATTTACTTCTCACAGTAGATAATATCACAGCATATAATCAACTCATTATTGATAATGTTGAAGGAGATTTCTTGACAGGAATTGGATATACATTGAGATATACTAAAAATACTGGAATTAATACAGACTTGAACTTTAGTTATACTCCCGCAATCTACATTAATGATATTGAAGTTGAAACTGATGGATTGCATATTAAAGTAAATCATCCAAATCATGGAATGCATTCTGAAATTAACACAGTAACCATTTCAAATGTTCAATCTGATATTCTTCCTGTAAAATTAAGCTCTAATCTTGCAGCAACTTCAGAGGTAACTTCATCAATTCCTTTAAATTCTTCAGTTGGATTTGGAACATTTGAAAATGTATCTGTAGGGGCAACTACTCCTGGATATATCCTTATTAATAATGAAATAATTAGATATACCGGAGTTTCTGGAAATGAACTAACTGGTATTACTAGAAACTTTGATAATACTCCTTCTCAATCATATTTTGCAAACACTAATGTTTATAAGTATGAGTTGAATGGGGTTTCTTTAAGGAGAATTAATAAGTCTCACGAACTACAGGATGCTAGTGTTTTAAATCCTATTGGTCTAGATTACTATCACTTAAAAATTAATACTTCAGATAGAGATCCATCTTTGGGAAGTTTGTATTTTTATGATTCCAAGTCTGCAGGTGGATCAAACGTTAAAGCGTCTAAGAATATCCAATTTGAAATTATTAAACCAAATATTCAAATTATGACCCTGCCACAAACAAGTGTTGCTTCCGATATGAGAACTATCTCTGCAACAAGTGTGAGTGGAGTTGAACCTTCATTCGTTGATCAAGGATATGAGAGAGTTGATTTTAATGTTGACAATTACCCAACTACCAGTCGTTTGATTTGCTCTAAGATTAATGAATTAACTAAATTATCTGCTCAACCAGCAAATAAGTCTTTAGAAATTAGAGCTTTCTTAACAACTGAAAATGATAGATTGAGTCCAGTTATAGACCTTGATAGAGTAGGTGCAATTCTAGTAACAAATAGAATTAATAGTCCAATTGTAGATTATGTAAATGATTCACGCCCATCAACTCTGAATAAAGATCCTATCGCATTCTCTTATGCAACTAAACCAATTAGTTTAGAGGTTGCTGCAACTTCAATGAGAGTATATGTTGCAGGGTATATCAATAGAAACTCAGATCTAAGAGCATTTTATGCAGTTCTGAAAGATCCTGCGGAATCTCCCATTTATTATCCATTCCCTGGATATGCTAATAGAATTATCTCTGGAGAAGTTATTGATATTAATAATAGTAATGGATCTCCAGATAAATTTGTAGCAAATAATGATATTTTTGGAAATGGCAATTCTCAAAATTATTTCAAGGACTATGAATTTAGTATAGATAATCTTGCAGCATTTAGATATTTCAGCATTAAACTTGTTGCAACATCAAATATCCAAGTATATCCTCCAAAATTAAGAGATCTTAGAGTCATTGCATTGGCATAAATTATGAAATACAGTAGAGTTCAAGGACACGATCATCTTTTAAGAGATGAATCTACAAAGTCTATTATAAACACAAATGTTTCTGAATATGAAAATTATATCAAAATGAAACAGATTAAAGAAAGTGAAGTTGAAAGAATTAAAAGAATTGAAACTGATTTAACTTCTCTAAAGGGTGATATTGATGAGATTAAATTTTTACTGAGGAAATTATCTAATGATTAATCCTAATGAGATTGAATTGGAAAATATGAGCAAACTTTTTGAATATGAAAAAATCTCTAGAGATATAGATAGTATAGATGATATTGAACTAGTTAAAAATTTTGCAAAAGCATATGTTAGATTATATTTAAAACAGCAAGAAGTTGTATCTAAACTATAATGGCACAACCATCCTCAAGGCAAGAACTAATAGACTATTGTTTAAGAAAATTGGGAGCACCAGTTTTAGAAATAAATGTTGCTCAAGAGCAAGTTGAAGATCTTGTTGATGATGCCATTCAGTTCTTTCAAGAAAGGCACTTTGATGGCGTAATTCAAAATTACCTTAAATATCAAATAACTCAAGAAGATATTGATAGAGGTAGGGGAAATGTTGGAATTACTACAACAACAGTAAGTAATACTATTAATGCCGTAACAACTCAGTATGATTACAAAGAGAATAGTAATTACTTACCTGTTCCATCAAATGTAATTGGAGTAAATAAAATTTACCAATTTGAAGGTACTAACTCGATTTCGAATAGTATGTTCAGTATTAAATATCAATTATTCTTAAATGATGTTTATTACTGGGGTTCATTAGAACTATTGACTTATTCTATGGTTAAGAGATATCTTGAGGATATTGACTGGTTATTAAATACGCAAAAACAAATAAGATTTAACAAGAGACAAGATCGTTTGTATATGGACATCGATTGGTCCAGTTTAATTCCCGGACAATGGTTGATTATTGATTGTTATCAAGTTATGAATCCAACCGATTTTACTCAGGTTTGGAACGATTCTTTCTTGAAACCATATTTGACTGCTCTTATTAAGAGGCAATGGGGGTATAATATTTCAAATAAATTTAGAGGATTGAAACTTCCAGGTGGTGTTGAGTTGGATGGAAGAACTCTTGTTGAAGATGCTCAGAGAGAAATTGATACTCTGATGGACAAGATGTCATCTACTTATGAACTCCCACCTCTAGATATGATCGGATAAAAATATGTTAAATCCATTCTTTTTAAACGGTTCTAAGGCAGAACAGGGATTGATGCAAGACCTGATTAATGAATCTATTAGAATGTATGGTATTGACGTATATTATTTACCTAGACAATATGTAACAGAAAGAACAGTCATAAAAGAGGTTATAGAATCTGAATTTAATTTTGCATATCCAATTGAGGCATATGTCGATTCATATGACGGATATGGTGGTCAAGGAACTATTCTATCCAAATTTGGTATTCAAGAACTAGATGATTTAAAAATAATAATTTCCCAAGAGAGGTTTAGTAATTATATTACACCTTTGATGGAAAAATTACCTGATGTTAAACTTGCAACTCGTCCTAAAGAGGGTGATTTAATTTATTTTCCTTTAGGTGATCGTTTGTTTGAAATAAAATACGTTGAGCACGAAAAACCCTTCTACCAACTTCAAAAAAACTATGTTTATGAATTAACTTGCGAACTCTTTAGATATGAAGATGAAGTTATTGATACTGATATGGGATTCATCAATGATAATATTGAAAACGAAGGATATATACAAACTATTCAAATGATTGGTATTGGATCTACAGCATCTGCTATAGCATCTGTTGTTAATGGTGGTGTAAGATATATTACTATAACCAATAGAGGTTCTGGATATACTGATCCACCCAAGGTTGTATTTTCTTCAGCTCCTCCCGGAGGAGTGACTGCTACCGGAGTTGCAGTTATGATTAGTGGAATAGTTGATTTATGCGAATCTGATCCAAATCTGTTACGAGTTCAAGCAATTCAACTCACAAATGCCGGATCAGGTTACACAGTTGCTCCAAAAATATCTTTTGTTGGTGGTGGCGGATCCGGTGCTAAAGCAGAAGCAGTTATTGGAGATGGAATTGTGGGTGTTATTACAGTCACAAATCCTGGATCTGGATATAGTTCTCCACCTTCAATTTCATTTACTGGCATTTCAAGTGTTGGAGCAGCAGCTACAGCAATTCTTTCAGCATCAGGTTCTGTAAGTTCCATTAGAATTACAAATTCTGGATTAGGATATACTTCCACTTCAGTTCAAATAGGTTCACCAAATACTATGGTAGGTTTTGGAACCTACATTTATAATGAAAAATTAACCGGAAGTGTTAGTAATGTTAAGGCTAGAGTTAAGTCTTGGAATTCTCAATCTAAAATACTTGAAGTATCAAATATTACTGGAAACTTTAAACCTGGGGAAAATATAGTCGGATCTCAATCTGGAGCAGTTTATGCTATTGGAAGTATAAATACTAACAATCTAGCAGATCCTTTAGATAAATTGAATGTGAGGGGTAAATTTGCCCAAAACGATATTATTGAAGAAGAAGCGGATGAAATTTTAGATTTTAGTGAAAAAAATCCTTTTGGAACTCCATAAATTAAGAGGTTACGATGTTTGAATATTACTATCACGAAATATTTCGAAGAACTATAGTTTCATTCGGAACATTATTTAATAACATATCAATTAAGCATTTTAATGATGCGGGAAATGTAACCTCAGTAATTAAAGTTCCTCTAGCATATGGTCCCACACAGAAATTTCTAGCAAGGTTAGAACAACAACCTAATCTGAATGCACCTGTTCAAATGTCTCTTCCAAGAATGTCATTTGAATTTGTTGGACTTTCTTATGATGCCGGTAGAAAATTAACAACTACTCAAACATTTTTAACTTCCTCCACTGAAGATAAAACAGATATTAAAAAAGCATATATGCCAGTTCCATATAATATGGATTTTGAACTGAGTATAATGTGCAAAATAAATGATGATATGCTGCAGATAATTGAGCAGATTTTACCATATTTTCAACCATCATATAATCTAACAGTTGATCTAGTTAAAACAATTGGAGAAAAAAGAGATATTCCAATTGTTTTAGAAAATATTAGTATGGATGATACCTACGAAGGTGATTTTAATACTAGAAGAGCATTAATTTATACTCTTAGATTTACTGCAAAAACTTACCTGTTTGGTCCTATTGTTTCTGGCGTATCCAAAGATATCATCAAAAAGGTTACTGTTGGTCTTGTTGCTGGAGATTCTCGCTCAACCGCAAGAGATCTTACATATTCAGTTGAACCAGTTGCTACAACTAGTTATAGTGATAGTTCAATTACTACATTATCTCAAAATATTGGACCAACAGATTCTTCAATAACTGTAGACAATTCATCTTCAATTCCAGCACAATCTCACATTGTTCTAAATGATGAAACAATGCAGGTAACTAAAAAGGTTGGAAATGTTTTGACCGTGGTTAGAGGTTCTTACGGAACCCCAATATTAGATCACGTTTCTGGAACCCCAATTAAATTAATTACAGAAACTGATAATTCACTCATCGAATTTGGAGATGATTTTGGATTTAGTGGATCTTCATTTTGATTTTTTATGGATAAAGACTATAATAAGTTAGATGATATTTTTAATGTATCTGGAGAAATAATTCATAAAACCTCAGAAGAAGACTCTTCGATCATCCCTAAGGTGGTTGAAGGTAACTCCGATCAAAGAAATATTGACTTAAAAAATGATTATGAATATACAAGAGGAACGATATATTCTCTGGTAGAAAAGGGTCAGGAATTGATCAATGGAATACTTGAAGTTGCACAAGAAACAGAATCTGCAAGAGCATATGAAGTTGCGGGGCAGTTGATTAAAAGTGTATCTGATGCTACAGATAAATTAATCAATCTCCACAAGAACTTGAAAGATATTGAAGAGGTTAAGCAGGCTGGTCCTACAAATGTTACTAATGCTCTTTTCGTAGGTTCGACAGCAGAATTGTCAAAACTTTTAAAATCTCAAAGGAAAGAAAATTCAGAAGATAAATAGTTAAAAATATTTTATTCCAATGGCAGTTGCTGAAATTAACAGTTTAACTATCGAAAGAGGGACTGATTTTGAAGCGACTTTTAAAATTTTAGAAGCAGATTCATCTCCAGTAACTCTTTCTTATTATACTGGGATTTCTAAAATAAGAAAATATCCCTCCTCACCCACATATCATTCCTTTACGGTCGGTATTACAACTGCAACTGGTGAGGTAAATATTTCTATGGGGCAAACTACTACCCGTCTATTAACTCCTGGTAGAAATTACTTTGATATTATCATTATTAGTCCAGATATTTCTGATAATATGACGACAAAAGTAGTTGAAGGGACAATTATTGTTTCGGAGAGTAGTTACTAATGGCAGAATTTAATATAAAACTTAGTTCAAAGCCAAAATTCAAAGTCGTTGCTACTACTGGGGGTGTTCAAGTGCCAGCAAGATTTCAGGATCTAATAGATTTTGACCCTACTGATAAAAATGACAAATACGTTATAATGTATAATGGAGCAACTGGAAAATATCATTTAGTTAATCCAGATGAAGTTCTAAATGCTGCTGCATCTACAGAAACATTGCAACCGGGATTGGTTGGATTTGCAACTGCGTTCTTAGACAGGGTAGATATTGATTTAGATAATAGAATTGATGTTGATGCCGGAAGTTTCTAAATTTTTATAAATAAATACATATGGTGTTAAATTTATATAATATTAATAATATTTTTGGTGTGGGTTTGACTTGATTATCAAGTTTGTATCTTTACATAGAGGAAAAAATGCCAGCACCCGCACCTACAATTCAACTTAAAAGAGGTCTTTTCGTAGATCTACCTGGTCTTAAGGCAGGTGAACCAGGATTTACTACGGATACCAATGATCTGTATATTGGTATCAATAGCACAACTCAGGATAATAAGTTCTTTGGCAGTTCTAGATACTGGGAAAGAGAGAACAATTCAAACAATACTTCTGCTGTTTTAAAACTATATAACCCAGCTGGTAGCGGAAGTATTAATTTAAATGCACCAGTGGGCCATTCTGGTGTCACAACTTATACTCTCCCTTCAGTTGCTCCTGTAGGAACAGGACACTTTTTAACTGCTGATGCCAACGGCGTTCTTTCTTGGGAAAGTGTTAGCGCATCGGCAACATTTAGTAATGCCAATTTAACTGGAATTACTACAATTGCATATATTGATGGAACAGATGCTACTTTCACTGGAATTGTAACTTCATCTTCTTTCTATGTTGATACCACCAAGGTTCTTTCAACAGAAGGTGGTCTAGTTACTCTTTCTGGAATTGCAACAATTGATTCTACAACTAAGTCAACTTTAGAGTCTATTCTAAGTCTTGACCCCAATGATTTCGATACTCTTAATGTAACTGGTATTGGAACATTTGGTGGTCTTCTTGATGCTAATGCTGGTTTAGATGTTACTGGTCACACTGAACTCGGTGACCTAAATGTAACTGGAGTTGCAACATTCACTAGCGCAATTAATGCAGATCTCTCAGGAAATGCTGGAACTGCAACTTCCCTTGCTAATGCTAGAGATTTTGACATTAGCGGATCTTTTGTAACTGCAACTGCGGTTTCTTTTGACGGAACAGGTAATGTTTCATTAGCGGCAACAATCGCTCCAAACTCAATTACACTTGGAACTTACACTTCAGGTGATTATGTTGCATCATTCACCGCAGGTGATGGTTTAACAGGAGATGCTTCAGGAGCAGGTTCAACTCCAACACTTTCAGTTAATGTTGGTGCTGGTATCACTATTGCATCTGACAATGTTGCTTTCAAAAATGCTAGTTCTTTATCAGATAATACACTCCAAAAGTGGGATGACACTAATGAGCAATTAGTCAATTCCATCATTAGTGATAATGGAACTACTGCTACTGTTACTGGTGGATTAACTGTTACTGGTGATTTAACAATCAACGGAACAACAACTCAAGTTAATACTACTGAGTTGACTGTTTATGACAGAACTATTACCCTCGGTATTCAGACTGGATCAACTCCAGTTGATACAAGCTGGGATCTTGGAGTTCTGATGAATTATGGTGATGCAGGAGTTGCTAAGACTGCTGGTTTTGTTTGGGATTTTGGAACTAAGAGATTCCAATTTGCTTCTAATGCAGACAATCCTGCGGTCGGTGTTAATACAACAACTCCAGATATTACAGTTTCTGATTTTGCTTCTATTGAAGTTGGGGGTCTTTGGATTAACAATGGCTGTTCAAGTGGCACTAAAGAGATTATTGGATGCACCAACTCAGAATTGCATCTAATGAATATAATTGTTGATGGTGGAAGTTTCACCTGATAATTAAATAATACATTTCTAAATAGGGGGGTATATACCCCCCTATTTTTTTATGAATGAAGAAGATTATAAAGCAGTAATTGCTTCATACCAACAAAAAGCATTTGAATTGTTCAATCAAAATATTGTTTTAGAAACTCAGATTAGTAGTTTGAGAAAAACTGTTGAAACTTTGACGATTGAAAATGAAAAATTAAAAAAAGTTAAAAAACCCACTAAGCAAGATGCCGGAGACTTTGTTTGATTATTACTTTGCATTTAAATAATACATAAATAATAAAAAACCTTTTATATAAAAGGTTTTACGGTAAATACCATTTATGGGGTTAGTGAATGGCAGCACCTATAATTAGGATTAAAAGATCTTCAGTTCCCGGAAAACGCCCTTCAGTAGAGCAACTTCCATCGGGGGAACTCGCTTTAAATACTTATGATGCTGAATTATTTGTAAGAAGAGAGCGTTCTGGAATAGGCACTGATGTTGTAAGAGTCGGTGCTGGAGCAACAGTAACAAATATTTTATATGTCACAAAAGATGGAAGCGATACAAACACAGGAAAAAAACTTGGAGACGCAAAGGCAACCATCAAAGGAGCGATCTCAGCAGCAACAGAAGGAACAGTTATTAAAGTTTCTGCTGGATCTTATGTAGAAAATAATCCCATTGAGCTGCTGCCTCAGGTTAGTATAGTTGGAGATAGTTTAAGAGAAGTATCAGTTTCTCCTTTAAATTCTGGACAAGACTTATTTCATGTTGCTCCGGGAAATTATATTACTGATATGTCCTTTACTGGGACTATGAACTCCGGTTCAGCAATTTGTGCATTTAACCCAAATACAGTTAGATATTTTGATCAATCACCTTACATAAGAAACTGTACCAATTTCATTCATAATAGCACTGGTCTAAAAATAGACGGTCAGCACGCTATTGGTAAACTTAAAAGTATAGTAATTGACTCATTTACTCAATATAATCAAGGTGGTATTGGCGTTTCCATTACAAATGAAGGATATGCTCAGTTAGTTTCTTTATTCACGATTTGTAATGATGTTGCAGTTTTTTGTGGAAGTGGGGGTGCTTGTGATTTAACAAACTCAAACTCCTCTTTTGGTAACTATGCATTAGTTGCCGATGGAGTAGGTCCAAAAAAATATACTGGAATTGTTACTAGTTCTCAATCTGTGAATAGTGACACTTTTGTGATTGATTTAAATGTACCGACATTAAATATAACTTCAGCATTTTATAATAATACAACTGGAATATTAACAGCATATACTTCTTCTGCACATAAGTTTTCTGTTGGGATGGGAGTATCTATTGCTGGTCTTGGATTTACTTGCCAATCTGGGCCAGGAATTGTTACGTATCCTTCAGGAAATCAGGGGGGTTATGTTTTTAGAGTAAATACTGTTGCTCCTGGTAGATATATTGATTCTTATAACTTAATACAAGCAAATAGACAAGAAATTATTGATACAGCATATGCGCAAATTGCAATATCACATCCGTTTTTTACAAATCCAAATCCCAATAAATGTAAAAGAGATATAGGGTATTTGGTCGATGCAGTTTCTTTAGATGTTAGAGACTATACCGATGAGCAAACAATTAAATTTGTAAAAGCATATTTTGACAAATCTGGATTTTTAATCGTAAATGGACTTGATGGAGAGACGCAAGAATCAATTACTGCATTTAATAAAGCTAGAGATTTAATGAAACTTGCGATTACTAATAATTTAACAGTAAAAGATCTTAGTATTACCGCAGACCCAGCAACCGGATCAAATACAAGTCAATCATCTTGCTCAGATGTTAGAACATTTATTGACAATTTAGTTTCTATTGTAACAACTCCGATAGGTGAAGGTGATACGAGTTCTTTACCAGCAAATGTTTCTATGGCAAGCACTATTTTTAGTGCATATGTAGGAACTTCTACTTTACCCCACACTTATAATTCTGGAGGAACTGTAAAAATTGATGTTGTTAGACCTTTCGATGGGCAAGTAGTTTATTTTGGAGATCTTTATTATACTGTTGGCAGTATTTCAGTTTCTGCAGGGGGAACTGGTTATACTGGAAATGCAGATGTTACAATCTCACCACCAGATACTAATTGGGGAGTTCCTGCATCTGCTGTAGCGGAAGTTAAAAATGGATCAATTGTTGGAATTGAAATGGTTTCTAGTGGTAGGGGATATAGTTATCCCCCATCAGTTTCAATAAGCTCACCTAATGTGGGAATAAATACAGCAACAGCTACTGTTAATTTAGTTCCAACTTATTATGTAATTACTTCTTCTACTCCCATTTCCGCTGGTATATGCACTATTACATTGAGTGATAATGTTCCTTATGAGGTTGGAGTTGGTACTGCAGTTCCATTTTTTAAACAAAGTAGATTATTAGCTTCTGGACATTCTTTGGAGTATATTGGATCTGGAACTAATATTGATACGGCCCTTCCTTCAACGGGTGGAGTTCCCATTCAAGACCAGGAAGTTGATATGAGAAATGGTGGTCTTGTTGTTTTTACTTCGACAGATCAGTCTGGTAATTTTAGAATTGGTGATGGTGTTGTTGTTAATCAGCAAACTGGAACCATTTCTGGAACATTCTATTCTAAGAGTTTGTTTTCATCATTAACACCATTTATTCTAGCATTAGGAGGAGAATAATAAAATGGCATTAGCACTTAATGTATTCCAGACTGTTACCTCAGTTATCACAACTAATCCAGTTGGAATTTATACTGCTCCAGTTGGATATACTGGAGTTATCCTCCTAGCACAAGTTGCAAATATTGGTGGAAATTCTGAAGATATTTCTTTATCACATCAAAGATCAGTTGCTGGAATAGCAGTAACTACGGAAATGTTAAAGCAATATCCCATTTCGGCAAATGATACTGTTAATTTACTTTCCGGAAAATTAGTTCTTGAAAGTGGCGATACTTTAGTTCTTTATGGTAGCAATGGATCTAATTTAAAATTTGTTGCAAGTATTTTAGAAACACTTAACTAATATTTCAGATCAATGGCAAAATATCTCAGTAATCGTCAAAAAAATCTTAAAGTTGGTATCAGTTCTTATACTGAAAATCAAACAGTATTGGAGATTACTGGTAAGGTTGGTATTGGAACTGCAAATGCAACTGCTTCTTTAGACGTTGCTGGGGATGTTAGAATTCGCGGTTCTCTACAAGATGTTTATGGGACAGTTGGATCAGCAAGTTCAATTCTCGTTTCAACTGGTAATGGTGTTAGTTGGACGGACCCATATTCTGCAGGTCTCCAAGGAACTACAGGAACTGCAGGAAGTCAAGGGACCACAGGATCTCAAGGTATTCAAGGACGTCAAGGTATTCAAGGACGTCAGGGAACAACCGGTGTATCAGGAGAAACTGGATCTACTGGATCTCAAGGAATTACAGGTTCTCAAGGAATTGAAGGATCTCAAGGATCTCAAGGAACCCAAGGTATTCAGGGTATTGAAGGTCAAACTCCAGAATCGACAGTTTATATTGCAGATTCATTAACACAGACAAATCCATATGCGATTGGATTTACCCCAAGCCAAGTTTCTATAGCAGGAACCACCGGCGAATTTACATATACTTATGAGCAACTTTCTAATGTTGAGATTTCTGGAACTGCAGGACAGTTTTCCTGCGATGCAGTAACAAGTGAAATGTTAGGGGACTACACAATGGTAGTCCAAATTGTAGGAACAAATACTGGAACGGGAAGTATTTCTGGATATACGGATCCTAAGATTTATACCATTTCCGAAACAAATGGAACCACATCTTTCAAACTTACTGAATTAGTTACCGCAAACGGATTAACTGCACTTCAGACAACTGCAGGAACAACTACAGGTCTAACTTTTTATCTTGGATATAGAATAGTTCAAAGAGCAAGACTTTCAGTTTCTGGAGATTTAACTGGAACTGGAAGTATTACTGGATATTCTTCAACTTCACTTTATAAGATTAAGGATTCTAGTGTAATTGGTCCAAACGTTGGTATAGTTACATTTACACTGACTGAGGATGCTTCTTCTGGACAAGTTGGAACTGCGCTTACAACAACATCAGGAACAACCACTGGGTTAAATTTTAAGGTAGTTTATGGTGATTATTTGACTGGTGGTTTAGTCGGCATTCAAACATATGGTGATTATTCTTCTGGAAATTTTTATCAAGTAAATGATGAATCTGGTTTATTTCCAGCTTGGATTACTTACATTAAGTATGATAGTGTTACTGCATTAAATCAAGTAGATTTAAATGTTCAATATACAAATACTTCAACACATACTGTTTTAATTCAACTTTATAATTGGAGCACTGGTGGATGGGTAGAAATACAAAGATATCAAGGTCTTGCAACTTGGACTCAATTCCAACCGGGAATTATTGATGGATATCCATTCATTAGTAATTTAAATGAAGTATTAGTTAGATTTTATCACCAATCTAGTGGATTTGCATCACATAATACTGAAATTGATTATGTTGCTGTTACCGATTCTATTGCTGGTGGACAAGGTCCTAGAGGTTCTCAGGGAACTACAGGATCTGCAGGTGCTCAAGGGTCTAATGGCGCTCAAGGCACCACTGGTGCTCAAGGCACTCAAGGAATTACAGGTCCAGTTGGAGGTTCTGCTAATCAGGTAGTCTATAAAGATGGATCTAATGTCCCAACAGGTTCTTCAAACTTAACATTTAATGGAACGGAGTTAGTAACCTACGATTTAACGATTTTAAATAATACTGATATTAATGGTAATTTAAATGTTGATGGAATCATCACAATCGGTGGTACAGCAGCACAACTCAATACTCAAGAACTTGTAGTAGCAGACCCTGATATTGTTTTAGGTTTAGGAACTGATTTTTCACCAACAGATGCAACTGCAAGCCACGGTGGTATTGCAATTGCATCCACTGAAGGAACTCCACTTGTAAGTCTTATGATTGGTGGAGAAACCAATCCAGACACATATAAGAAAATTATGTGGTTTAGGGGTGGAGATGTTGGTGCTGGATATACTGACGCTTGGTTATTCAATTATGGTGTTGGTATTGGAAGCACTCAAGTTCCTAATGGAGTGCGACTTGCTGCAGGTGGAATGCAAGTTACCGATACAACTCTGAGTATTCCACAACTTAATATTTCTGATGTATCAACAATATCGGTTAATAGTTCTTCAGATGCCTTAAGAATTACTCAAACTGGTTCCGGCAATGCTTTAGTTGTTGAAGACTCTACAAACCCCGATGCAACTCCTTTTGTTATAAATTCAAATGGAAGTGTTGGTATTGGGACAACAGACCCATCAGCTTCTTTAGATCTTCAAGGCAGTTTAAAACTTTCTGGGCAACTAATTGATGCAAATAATAGTTCCGGTAGTTTAGATTCTGTTCTCGTTTCTATTGGTGTTGGTGTAACTTGGGCATTAGTTGAAGATGTCGCTCTACAAGGAGTTCAAGGAACCACAGGATCTCAAGGACGTCAAGGGATCACAGGTGCATCTGGAGAAACGGGTGCTACAGGTGCGCAAGGAACTGAAGGTGTTCAGGGAACGATAGGAACTGAAGGTGCCCAAGGAACTACAGGAACTCAGGGAACTGAAGGTTCTCAAGGAACTACAGGAATTCAGGGAACTGCAGGAACTCAGGGAACCACAGGAATTCAGGGAACTACAGGAACTCAGGGAACCACAGGAACTCAGGGAACCATAGGAACTCAGGGAACCACAGGAACTCAGGGAACTGAAGGTTCCCAAGGAACTACAGGAACTCAAGGAACTGAAGGTTCTCAGGGTATTCAAGGACGTCAAGGGACCACAGGTGCATCTGGAGAAACTGGTGCCACAGGTGCTCAGGGAACCACAGGTTCTCAGGGAACCACAGGTGCTCAGGGAACCACAGGAACCACAGGAACTCAAGGAACTACAGGAACTCAAGGAACTACAGGAACTACAGGAACTCAAGGAACTACAGGTTCGACTGGAGAAACTGGTGCTACAGGATCTCAAGGAACCACAGGAACTACAGGTTCTACAGGAACTCAGGGAACTACAGGAACTCAAGGAACTGAAGGTTCTCAGGGAATCATAGGAACTCAAGGAACTGAAGGTCCTCAAGGAACCACAGGTTCTCAGGGAATTCAAGGACGTCAAGGTATTCAAGGACGTCAAGGAACCACAGGTGCATCTGGAGAAACTGGTGCTACTGGTGCTCAAGGAATTGAAGGTTCTCAAGGAACCACAGGAACTCAAGGAAATACAGGAACTACAGGTTCTCAGGGAACTACAGGTTCGACTGGACAAACTGGAGCTACAGGAACTCAAGGAACTCAAGGAACTACAGGTTCTACAGGAACTCAAGGAACTATAGGTTCTCAAGGAACTATAGGTTCTCAAGGAACTATAGGTTCTCAAGGAACTATAGGTTCTCAAGGAACTGTAGGAACTCAAGGTATTCAAGGAACTGAAGGGTCTCAAGGAACCACAGGAACTCAAGGAACCACAGGAACTCAAGGAAATACAGGAACTCAAGGAACCACAGGAACTCAAGGAAATACAGGAACTCAAGGAAATACAGGAACTACAGGTTCTCAGGGAACTACAGGTTCGACAGGTAATACAGGTGCTACAGGTTCTCAAGGAACTACAGGAACTACGGGTTCGACAGGAACTCAGGGAACCACAGGAACTCAGGGAACAGCAGGAACTCAGGGAACCATAGGAACTCAGGGAACCATAGGAACTCAGGGAACCATAGGAACTCAGGGAACCATAGGTTCTCAAGGTATTCAAGGACGTCAGGGAACAACCGGTGCATCAGGAGAAACTGGTGCTACTGGTGCTCAAGGAACTACAGGTTCTCAAGGAAATACAGGAACTCAAGGAAACACTGGAACACAAGGAACCACAGGAACTCAAGGAACTCAAGGAACTTTAGGCAATACTGGAAATACTGGTCCGTCTGGATCTCAGGGAACTCAAGGAACAACAGGATCTGTAGGTTCTCAGGGAACCACAGGAACTCAAGGAACCACAGGTTCGACAGGTTCTCAGGGAACTCAAGGAACCACGGGTTCAACAGGAACTCAAGGGACAACTGGAACTCAAGGGACCACTGGAACTCAAGGATCCACTGGAACTCAAGGATCTACTGGAATTCAAGGAATTCAAGGAACCACTGGTTCTACAGGTGCCACTGGATCTCAGGGTATTCAAGGACGTCAGGGAATCACAGGTGCTTCTGGAGAAACTGGTTCAACTGGTGCTCAAGGAACTATCGGCGCTCAAGGGACACAGGGCATACAAGGAACCACAGGATCTCAGGGAACCACAGGATCTCAGGGAACCACAGGAACTCAGGGAATACAGGGCATTCAGGGTATTACTGGTCCAATCTCAGGATCTAATAAACAAGTTATATTTAACAATAATAATGTATCTGGTGGATCTACTAATTTTGTCTATGATCCAGTAACTCAAAAAGTTGCGATAGGAACTGATACTCCAACATCAACATTAACAGTAAAAGGTGATTTTTACTCGACGGGAATTGGAACTTTCCAGACTGCCCTTGGAATTGGAACTGTTATTGATGTTATTCCTTATGATACTTTAAACTCTGGAACACTTTCATTTGAGGGTTCTGCTGGACAACTCTTTAGTATTACAAATAATCTAACTTCTGGTTCCATCTTCTCAGTTAATGATGTTTCTGGTATTCCAAGTATTGATGTTGATGCTAGTGGGGTTATTGAACTTGCACCTTATGGTGGAAATGTTGGAGTGGGTACGACAAATCCAACACAAAAATTAGATGTTAATGGTAACTTAAAAGTATCCGGAAATATATTAAAGTCTTGGGTTAGAAAAACTTCAGCATATACTGCTTCTATTGGAGATTTAATTGTTGCCGACACTTCTGGTGGAGCATTTACTATTACTTTACCAACAACAGCTAATCTTGGCGATACTCTTAAAATCGCAGATGGTTCAAATTGGGGGACTAATAATTTAACAGTTGCTGTTGGAGCAGCTTCTTCTATTGAAGGTCTTGTTAATGATGAAGATTTAATTCTAGATATTGGTCAAATTACGGTTGAATTTGTATATGATGGAAATACTTGGCAGGCATATTCAAGTATTGGAAAACAGGGTGTCCAAGGTGTCCAAGGTGTTCAAGGTGTTCAGGGAGTAAAAGGAAATGATGGAACTTCGATTACTATCGTAGGTTCAATATCTTCGGTAACAACTTCATCACCAAATACAACATTAACTGCCAATGATACTGGGTTCCCCTGGTATCCCCCTGCTGCTGGTGAAGGTGTAATTGCATTAAATACTGGTAATCTTTGGGTTTATAATGGATCTGATTGGGATGATGTAGGTCAAATTCAAGGGGACACTGGATCTCAGGGAATTACAGGTTCTCAAGGAGTTCAAGGAAGACAAGGAATAACTGGATCTCAAGGAACCACAGGTTCCACAGGTTCCACAGGTTCCACAGGTTCTCAAGGAACAACTGGTGCTACAGGTTCTCAAGGAACTACAGGAACTGCAGGTTCTCAAGGAACCACCGGATCAACAGGGTCGACAGGTTCTACGGGAACTCAAGGAACAGCAGGAACTCAAGGAACTACAGGAACAACAGGATCAACGGGTGCTACGGGTTCTCAAGGAACCACGGGATCCCAAGGTATTCAAGGACGTCAGGGAACAACCGGTGCATCTGGAGAAACTGGTGCTACAGGTGCTCAAGGAACACAGGGAACCATAGGTTCTACAGGTTCTACAGGTTCAACAGGAACTCAAGGAACCGCAGGAACACAAGGAACCACAGGTGCGACTGGTACTACTGGATCTACAGGTCTCCAAGGAACTACGGGTGCTACTGGTTCAACGGGTTCTCAAGGAACTACAGGTTCTACTGGCGCTACAGGTGCCACTGGTTCTCAAGGAACTGCAGGTTCGACTGGTTCAACTGGTGCCCAAGGAACCACAGGAACACAAGGAACCACAGGTGCTACAGGTTCTACTGGATCTACAGGTGCCCAAGGAACCACAGGAGTACAAGGAACCACAGGTTCAACTGGTTCCTCCGGTGCCACTGGATCTCAGGGTATTCAAGGACGTCAAGGAACCTCAGGTGCATCTGGAGAAACTGGTGCTACAGGTCTACAAGGAACTACAGGAACTCAAGGAACCACAGGAACTACCGGTTCTACAGGTGCTACAGGTTCTCAAGGAACGACAGGAACCACTGGTGCTACTGGTTCTACAGGAACACAAGGAACCACAGGTGCTACTGGTTCGACAGGATCTCAAGGAACCACAGGAACCACAGGTGCAACTGGTTCTACAGGTGCTCAAGGAACTACAGGAACACAAGGAACCACAGGCGCTACGGGTGCTACTGGATCTACAGGTTTACAGGGAACCACAGGAACTCAAGGAACTACAGGAACCACCGGTGCTACAGGTGCCACTGGATCTCAGGGTATTCAAGGACGTCAAGGAACCACAGGAACTACCGGTTCTACAGGTGCTACAGGTTCTCAAGGAACCACAGGAACCACAGGTGCTACTGGTTCAACTGGTTCTCAAGGAACTACAGGTGCCACTGGTTCGACTGGTTCTCAAGGAACCACAGGAACCACAGGTGCAACTGGTTCTACAGGTGCTCAAGGGACTACGGGAACACAAGGAACCACTGGTGCAACTGGTTCTACAGGTGCTACTGGATCTCAAGGTATTCAAGGTCGTCAAGGAACCACAGGTGCATCAGGGGAAACTGGTGCTACAGGCGCTCAGGGAACTACGGGCACTCAAGGAACTACAGGAACTACAGGTGCCACTGGTTCGACTGGTTCTCAAGGAACCACAGGAACCACAGGTGCAACTGGTTCTACAGGTGCTCAAGGAACTACAGGTGCCACTGGTTCTACAGGTGCTCAAGGAACTACGGGAACCACAGGTGCAACTGGTTCTACAGGTGCTCAAGGAACTACAGGAACCACAGGGGCAACTGGTTCGACTGGTTCTCAAGGAACTACAGGTGCTACTGGTTCTACAGGTGCTACTGGTTCTCAAGGAACTACTGGTGCAACTGGTTCTACAGGTGCTACTGGTTCTCAAGGAACTACTGGTGCAACTGGTTCTACTGGATCCACAGGTCTACAAGGAACCACTGGTGCAACTGGTTCTACAGGTGCTACTGGATCCCAAGGAACTACAGGTGCAACTGGTCCTACAGGTGCTACTGGATCCCAAGGAACTACAGGTGCAACTGGTCCTACAGGTTCGACTGGTTCTCAAGGAACCACGGGAACCACGGGAACTACAGGATCTCAAGGAACTACTGGTACTAGTGTTCAAGGAACCACTGGTTCTCAAGGAATTATTGGACAGCAAGGAAACAATGCAGGTCTCACATACAACTTTAGCACGACAACAACAAACTCAGATCCTGGAACAGGAACCTTTAGATTTAATAACGCCACTATTGGTTCAGTAACACAAATTTACATCGATGATACTGATGTAGGAAGTGTCAATTTCAGAACTTATATTTTAACCTGGGACGATTCCACCAATACCCAAAAAGGATATATCGTTGTTGACTCTAACACAAATTCAGATACTACATTCGCAATATTCTCTCTGAATAGTATCACTTCTCAGACTGGATATGTTCAACTTAACGTTTCTTATATTAGTGGAACTGCTCCTTCAGCTTCAGAACAATGTGCAATTCAGTTTTATAGAACTGGTAATGCAGGTGCTGATGGTGCTGATGGTGCTGATGGTGCTGCTGGTGCTGCTGGTCCAAGTAATGTTTTAAGTAGTTCAAATACCACGACTAATGCCACTTTCTATCCAGTATTTGTTGCCGGAACCGGTAACCAAACGCCAAGTATTAGAACCACTGCAACAGCATTTAGTTTCAACGCGAGCACAGGAAACCTAGTTGTTCCTGGAGATGTTACCGCATTCTCCGACTCTAGATTGAAAGAAAATGTTTTGACAATAACAAATGCCTTGGAGAAAGTTTGTGCTCTTCGTGGCGTTGAATTTAATAGAATTGATATTGAAGGAAATCCAAAACATCTTGGTCTGATTGCACAAGAAGTTGAAAAAATTCTCCCAGAGGTCGTTCATTCGACAATATCTGATGGAACGGAGTTAAAGGTCGTTTCTTATATGAATATCATTGCAGTTTTAGTTGAGGCTATTAAAGAACAGCAACAAGAAATAAATAACATCAAAGAGATGTTTGGTAAATAATATGAGAGAAAATTATACTTACAATTGGGAAATACTTTCTATTACCAAAATGAATCTTGAAGATAACAATAATGTAATCTTCAAGATTATATGGAGATTGATTGGAATAGATCCAAATGGTGTAGAGGGAGTATTTAAGGGATCCACCGAACTAACACTACCAGATCAATTTGATGATAATTTTATCGAATATGAAAATATAACCCAAGAAAATATTATTAACTGGATTCAGCAGATTTTAAATATGGATGATGTTTATTCTGCTATAGATGATGATATGGAAAAAAATAAAAAGCAGATAGAAATTGTTTTTAATGGACAATATCCTTGGCAACAAATTACTATAGATCCGACTCCAGTAGATCCATCCACAATATTACATGATGCTACGGGTTTACTCACAATATCACCAGAACAAAGTTTCTCTAATTAAATATGGTATTACAAAGCAGCGGCGCTATTAGCTTATCTAATATTCAAACGGAATTTGGAGGAACTAATCCGATTTCAATCAGTGAATATTATGCTGCAGCTGCAGGTGTTCCTTCTAGTGGGGCTATAGATTTTAGTGATTTTTATGGGAAGTCTTCGACTCCAGCTCCAGCAACAGGAAGAGGTCTTTTTGCAGGAGGTTATAATACACCAACACCTACTACGTCTATAACTTATAATATAATAGATTATGTCACAATATCAACAGCAGGAAACGCAACTGATTTTGGTGATTTAACTGTAGGACGCAGATATATTTCAGGATGTTCCTCAAGCACTCGTGCAGTTTTTGGTGGTGGTCAGGCGACTACCGTAGTTATCAATAACATAGACTATGTCACAATAGCAACCACAGGAAATGCTATTGATTTTGGGGATTTAACCGGCGCAACTCGCTATGGATACGGATCATTTTCCAATAGCACTCGTGGAGTTTTTGGTAGCGGTCAGTCGGTCACGCCGGCGGTGGTGGTGTTAAACGTAATAGACTATGTCACAATAGCAACTACAGGAAATGCTACTGATTTTGGGGATTTAACTTTGGCACGTTCAGCTGCTTCAGGTTGTTCTTCACCAACTCGTGGAGTTTTTAGTGGTGGATTTGTTTCTCCAATTGCATATAATATAATAGACTATGTTACAATAGCAACCACAGGAAATGCTATTGATTTTGGGGATTTAACTGCAGCACGCAGTATTATTAGTTCATGTTCTTCAAGCACTCGTGGAGTTTTTGGTGGGGGTGGATATTTAAACATAATAGACTATGTCACAATAGCAACCACAGGAAATGCTACAGATTTTGGTGATTTAAGCGGAGATCGGGTGGGTGCGGCCGCACCTTCCAATAGTACTCGCGGAGTTTTTGGTGGTGGAGCTACATTTATAACGCCAGCAATAATATACATTAACACAATAGAATACATTACAATAGCAACCACAGGAAATGCTATTGATTTTGGTGATCTAAGTATAACGAGAGGGGATCTTGCAGGATGTTCAGACTCTCACGGCGGTCTCGATGGCGGCGGTGGTGGTGGCGGCGGGATTGGAAGAGGTGTCTTTGCTGGTGGCGGCATACTTCCTTCCACAGTTCTAAACACTATAGAATACATTACAATAGCAACAACAGGTAATTCTACCGATTTTGGTGATTTAACCGTAGCACGGAATGTGGCAGCATGTTCCTCAAGCACTCGTGGTGCATTTGCTGGTGGAGCAGTTGGCGCAGCACCAACAACAACATATTATAATAATATAGACTATATCACAATAGCAACGACTGGTAATGCTATTGATTTTGGTGATTTAACCGTGACAAGAAGCGGTTCTAGGGCTTGCTCTTCAAGCACTCGTGGTGTATTTGGTGGTGGTTTCTCTCCAACATTATATTTAAACACTATAGACTACATCACAATAGCAACAACAGGTAATACTATTGATTTTGGTGATTTAACCGCGGCTCGAACAGGTCTATCGGCATGTTCTTCAAGCACTCGCGGGATATTTAGTGGAGGCAACGCTGCTGCACCTGCTATAACACCAGCAACATTCTATAATACTATAGAATATATAACTATAGCAACAACAGGTAATGCTACTGATTTTGGAGATATGCTCACAAGACGCACATCCCTATCGGCATGTTCTTCAAGCACTCGTGGATTATTTGCAGGAGGTACATCACCATCGCCAATAGCAAATGTATATTATAACATTATAGAATATATAACAATAGCAACGACTGGTAATGCTACTGATTTTGGTGATTTAACTGTCCCGCGTGGATATTTTGGTGCATGTTCCTCAAGCACTCGTGGAGTTTTTGCTGGTGGATATGATATTCTTTCACCTGTTGTAACTTATAATACGATAGACTACATCACAATAGCAACAACAGGTAATGCTACTGATTTTGGTGATTTATCAGCATTAATTTATTCATTGGACGGATGTTCAGACTCTCACGGGGGTCTAGCATAAATATCATTAGACAATGATTTGAATTATATGTCATCAGAACTTAGTATTAATATTTCATCAATACATAAGGACCTTTCAACACTTCCACAAGAATACACTGGAATGTTGAGTCATATTAGAGAAGGTCTACCAGCAGTCGAAAGAGTCACAGAAAACTTTTACAAGTCTGGTTCTCAGTTTAAAAATGTAACTCTGGATATTACTGATTTAACACCAATCAGTAGTGTTAAGCATATTCTTGCGTCTATTAATAAAACCAAGATGGCACTTACTGAAGCTCAACTTGGAAGAAAAAAAACAGAGATCAATCTAAAAAAGAAACAAAAAGAACTCGAAACAATCGAAGATGAATTCGATAGAGAACTTTGTCAAATTGAAATTATTGAAATGATGAGTGGGTTAAAGACCTCAGAAGATGTTATGAAAGGTGCGATCAGAAAACTTTCATTTCTGATGACACAATATCAATCGGTTATGGATCATCTTGGAAAAGATCATTTAACCGAAGAAGATTACGAAAGAGAAGAAAGACGATATCATATTATGACTGCATTTAAGCAAGCATTGAACTCATCTCGCCCAAGACAAGGTGTTATGGATGAAGGAAATTCAATTTATATGTTTGAACTTGGTATCAATGTTGGTCACGCTCAAGCAGAAATTCTCAATTACCTTCGGATGGAACATCAGTTGTTCCAAGAAGGAAAGGTTCCAACTCACGAAATGACAATAAAGTGGTTAGAGGCTTGTGCGGATTTATTTGAAAATTGTCCAGAAAAATTTGCAGAAAGTCGTGGATTTAAAGTTTTAGATCAAAAATCATTAGCAGCACCAGAACCTTATAAATCAATCGAAGCATCAAAAACTGAGGAATAAATTATGTTTCATCTTGCTATTGGAACTCCAATGTATGGAGGTCAGTGTACTAGTGAATATACACAATCCGTTTTAAATTTAACAGAAGCAATTAACACAAGCGGCAATAGAGTAACTTCAATTTTTCTTGGAAATGAGTCATTAATTCAAAGAGGAAGAAATACAATTGCTCACCATTTCTTAAATACAGATGCCACACATCTGATCTTTATTGATGCTGATATTAAATTCAGACCTGGCGACATCGCTAAAATGATCAAGGCAGATAAAGAATTAATCATTGGCCCAGTTCCACTAAAAGGTATTGACTGGGAAAACGTAAGAATGTGTGCTCTTGAGGGAAAGGAAAATCTTTGGAAACAGGGTGGTGTGTTTAACATTAATCATCTTGATGGGCATTTTATGCAAGATGAAGAAGAACCTTTTGAAATTAAGCACGGTGGTGGTGCAATGATGCTCATCAAAAGAGAAGTATTTGAAAGTCTAATTCCACATACGGACACTTACATTAATGGTGGAGTGACAATTCCACAAGGAAAAGAGATTTATAACTTCTTTAGAGTTGAGATTAACGAAGAAAAACAACTTTTATCTGAAGATTATTTCTTCTGCGAATCTTATAGGAAAATTGGTGGAAAAGTTTGGTGTGCTCCTTGGTTTGATGTGGGGCATTTTGGATCTTACCTATTCTCAGGTAAGTATTCTGAAACTTTTAAACCAGAAATCACCAAGCCCAAGTCACCGCAGAATATCTTTTCCCAACTGTAACTTCTTTAACTTGATGTGGATACATAAAATTACTCGGGAACATAATAATGTCTCCACATCCAAGTTTTACTGCCTGATCTCCCCAGAATACTAACTCACCACCAGTATAATCATCATTAAAATTTAAAATGAAACTGAGAACTGGAATTCCTTTTTCGTTACCATCAAATATTGAATGAATATGGTCAAAGTGTTCTCTCATTATTTGACCTTTTGAATAACGATTAAACCGAATATTGCAAAATTTATTCATAATTTGGCACATTCTTGGAATATCCAAATAAGCAAACTTTGAATTATAAATTGCTCCCGCTTGAATGACATATGGAGTAAGAACTTGATTCAACTCTGGAGATGCAGTTTGTACATCCAATTCCATCGTTTCTTCGCTACTAGCATTGTTACTAATAGGACTATGCCATTGATGGGGGGACCATTGATTTTCCTCTATTTGTTGAATAATATCAACGCATAAATCTTTTGGAATAAATTCTTTTTCCAAATGAACATAATCTTTAATATTTTCGTATCTAATCATTTTAGTGGAAGGTAAGTTAAGGATTCAATTTTACCAAGAGACTCTGTTTCAAATGTATTAAATGCAAGGCTAATTCTTGGAGTTGTAGATACATTTTCAGGGACACCATGATAAAGTGTTGATGGAAATAAAATAAGTTCTCCAGTTTCTAACGGGAGTAAAAATGTTTCTGCATTAAAATTATTATGATTTTTAATGGTGAATGAATACATTTCATTATTTTTGTTTCTAAATTCAATGGGTGGAAGAGTTTTGTTTATTTGAAAATAAAATACTCCACTAACAATACTATTAGGATGCCGATGTTCGTGATGTTTTTTTCCATTGTCAGTAATATTTGCCCAAGATTGTGTAATTTTTAATTTATTTGAGCATTCGAGGACATCATTAACGTAAAAATTAATTTGAGAATCAATAAATTCTCTGATATTTTTTAGTTGAGGGTTATCTAATAAAAAAGTATCAGAAGATTGTTTGCTATATATTTTTTGCGTTTCTGGAGTATTTAAATTATATTCTAAACTCTTTACATATTCCAATTCTTCAGACAAATCTTTTTCATATTTTGAAATAAGAACCGGAATTGGAAATAATTGTAGAAGTTCTCTATTTGACATATATTTAAAGATACATATAGAAATTATACAATATTCATATTGAATATGCAAATTTTGAGGTTTAATTCATTATAAATCAATGATAAATAACTAAAGCATTTTTTAAATTATATTAGTGAGTAAATATCCTAGGAACCGAAGAACGTGGCATATTTAAGTACTTTACTTGGGGCTAATTTCACTGGAGCACAAGGTACTCAAGGTGTCCAGGGAAGGCAGGGAACTACTGGCACTCAAGGAGCAGCAGGAACACAAGGACTTCAGGGAATTCAGGGATCTTTAGGTCCTCAAGGAATTCAGGGAATTACAGGATCTCAGGGAGCAACAGGAACCCAAGGTCTTCAGGGAATTCAGGGAACTATAGGTCCTCAGGGTATTCAGGGAACTATAGGATCTCAAGGTATTCAAGGACGTCAGGGTATTCAGGGAACTATAGGTCCTCAGGGTATTCAGGGAACTATAGGATCTCAAGGTATTCAAGGACGTCAGGGTATTCAGGGAACTACAGGATCTCAGGGAACTACAGGTGCAACTGGTGCGACTGGATCTCAAGGAACTACAGGAACTACTGGAACTACTGGTGCGACTGGATCTCAAGGAACTATAGGATCTCAAGGAACTGCAGGCGCGACTGGCGCGACTGGATCTCAGGGAACTGCAGGATCTCAAGGAACTATAGGATCTCAGGGTATTCAAGGTGTTCAAGGTATTCAAGGACGTCAGGGTATTCAGGGAACCACAGGAACTACAGGTTCTCAAGGAACTACAGGAACCACAGGAACTACAGGTTCTCAAGGAACTACAGGAACCCAAGGAACTACAGGAACCACAGGAACTACAGGTTCTCAAGGAACAACTGGATCTCAAGGAACAACTGGATCTCAAGGTGTTCAGGGTCGTCAAGGGACTACAGGTGCATCAGGAGAAACTGGTGCTACTGGTGCTCAAGGAACTACAGGTTCTCAAGGAATCCAAGGAATTACAGGTCCAGTAGCAGGTTCCGCAAATCAAGTTGTATATAAAGACGGATCTAATAACCCAACAGGTTCTAGTAATTTAACTTTTAATGGAACTGCACTTTATGCAAATCAAATTACTGGTCCAGCGGAACTTGTAATTGATCCAACGTCTATTGGAGATAATACTGGAGCAGTAAGAATTAAAGGTGATTTATATGTTGATGGTTCAAACTTCATAGTCAATTCATCAACAATTGAGTTGGCAGATTTTGTGGTTGGTATTGCATCTACAGTAGCAACAAATGCACTTCTTGATGGAGCTGGTATTGGTATTGGATCCGTAGGAATTCGCAAGACAATTACTTGGAATAATACTGCAACCGCATTAACATCGAGCGAAGATTGGAATCTTGCTTCAGGTAAGCAATATAAGATTAATGGAACTTCGGTATTAACTTCAACAACACTAGGTTCTGGAGTTGTCAATTCATCTTTAACTTCCGTTGGAACATTAGGTCTATTAAATGTTACTGGTATTGTTACTGCATCTAGATTTGTTTCTAATGTGGCAACAGGAACTGCACCATTCACAGTCTCTTCAACGACTCTTGTATCTAATTTAAATGCCGATTTACTTGATGGGTTAAATTCCGCATCGACAAACACAGCATCAACTATTGTAGCAAGAGATGCTTCAGGTAACTTTAGTGCTGGCACTATTAGTGCTTCGTTGACAGGTTCTGCTTCAAACAACGTGTTGAAAGCAGGCGACACGATGACAGGTCAATTGATTTCAACTCTTGCAAATAATACTGCAACTGGTGGTGGTCAAATATACCTGAATGGGGCAAATGGAAATAGAATTGATTTTAATACAAATGGTGTTGCTGCTCCGACAACTACAACAAGAAGTGCTGGAACTAAGTTAGTTTTATGGCCAGGACTAAGTGCAACTAATGTTGATTATGCACTTGGTATTGATAGTTCTACTATGTGGTATTCTGTTGATACTACTTCAGCACAATTTAAGTGGTTTGCAGGAACTAGTAATGTCGCCACTTTAACTGGCGCCGGAAACTTCAGTGCGACTGGAAGTATTACTGGAAATACAATCGTAAAATCTGGAGGAACTTCGTCTCAGTTCTTAAAAGCAGATGGATCTGTAGATACTAATACCTATATTACTTCTGCTTCTGTAGGCAATGGAACTCTGTCTTTAGCAGTTTCCGGAACTGGTCTTTCTGGTTCAGCATCATTTACTGCAAACCAAAGTGGAAATACAACTTTTACAGTAACATCTAATGCAACTTCAGCAAACACAGCATCTGCAATAGTTGCTAGAGATGCTTCGGGTAACTTTACTGCGGGAACAATTACTGCAAATTTAACAGGAAATATAACAAATACAGTTACAGGAACTAATTCAACTGCACTAGTTTATGGTAATATGGCAGATAACGACCAATTTAGAATTTTAATTGGCGGAACTGCTTCTAATGCTGGATATGTTGAAATTGCAACAGCAGATGACGGAACTGAACCAATTTATGTAAGACAATATACGGGCGTATTTACAACACTTGCAAGAACTGCCACACTACTTGATGGAAGTGGAAATACTAGTTTTCCTGGCAGTGTTACAGGAAATACAATCGTAAAATCTGGAGGAACTTCTTCTCAGTTCCTAAAAGCAGATGGATCCGTTGATTCTAATACTTATATTACTTCAGCTTCTGTAGGTAACGGAACTCTTACTTTAGGAGTTTCTGGAACTGGTCTTTCTGGTTCCGCATCATTTACCGCAAACCAAAGTGGTGCTACCACATTCACTGTAACTTCGAACGCGACTTCAGCAAACACAGCATCTGCAATAGTTGCTAGAGATGCTTCTGGAAACTTTACTGCTGGAACTATTACTGCTACAAGTTTCTCAGGTTCCTTAGCAAACACATTAACTTTAAATACCTCAGGAACTGGATTATCTGGATCCACAACATTTAATAACTCTGGTGCAGCAACATTTACCGTAACATCTAACGCGACTTCTGCAAACACAGCATCTGCAATAGTTGCTAGAGATGCTTCCGGAAACTTTACTGCTGGAACTATTACTGCTGCAACTTCATTTGTAAAATCTGGAGGAACTTCATCTCAGTTCTTAAAAGCAGATGGTTCTGTTGACTCCAATGCTTACATTACTTCTGCTTCTGTAGGCAATGGAACTCTGACTTTAGCAGTTTCCGGAACTGGATTATCTGGATCTGCATCATTTACGGCAAACCAAAGTGGTGCGACAACATTCACAGTAACCTCTAATGCAACTAATGCAAATACAGCATCTGCAATAGTTGCTCGTGATGCTTCGGGTAACTTTAGTGCTGGCACAATATCAGCAGGATTATCCGCTTCTGCAGACGCGGCAATTGTCAATCAAAACAACGGAAACTCTGCTGCTTGGTATGGTAGAATTCTTTCTAAAAACTCAACCAGTGATAAAGCATCATTCTTAGGAACTTATGGTAGTATTGCTGGAGTTTTTGCACATAATAATGCTCTAAGTGCTTGGACGGATTTATATGTGAATACCGTTGATGGTGGAAGCAATGGTGGTACAGTAAGAATGCCCCCCTCCGTCTTAGTCAATGGAAGCCAAGTTTGGCACGCTGGTAATGATGGTGCAGGTAGTGGATTAGATGCCGATTTAATTGATGGTATTAATTCCACTGGTTTATTCAATAATATGGGAGCTCTTCACTCTACAAGAAGTAGTTTTGATGCCACAACACCTTCTTATGATTTTGGTTTTAGATTTGTTCAAGGAAGCACCAATGGTCCAGGAACTTCTGGATCTCAATTCTATTCTTGGTATATTGGTCTAGGTTCTGAATATGCAGCGACTGGTGCTGGTTCTTATGGAGCAATGTTTGCTGTTGATAGAAATGTCACCAACCCATATTTAACAGTTAGATATAATGAAGGAAATTCTTTCACTTCCTGGTATAAGATCAGAGCAGGTGCTGCGGACCAAGTAATAAATTCAGTTACCTTTAATAACGGTGGTGCTGGTGGTGCATCTGGTAGCACATTTAATGGAAGTGGTGCTTTAACAGTTTCTTATAACACAATCGGTGCATCTCCGTTAGCAGGTTCCACTAGTTTAACCACCACTGGTACTGTAACTACTGGTACTTGGTCTGGTTCTTTTGGTGCTGTATCTGGTGCTAACTTAACTAGTCTTACTGCAGGAAACTTAAGTGGAACAATACCTTCAGCAGTATTAGGTAACTCAGTTCACTTCATTGGCACTACTTCTATTGCACTAAACAGAGCATCTGCTGCTCAAACTTTAACTGGAGTAAATATTGATGGCAGTTCTGGTTCTTGTACTGGTAATGCTGCCACAGCAACTAGTGCCGACCAAATAGACGGAATTGCATTTAGAAATTCAAATAGCACATCAGCGATTAGTGCTCCAGATACATTAGATAGCAATGGAATTGGATATGTAACTAATATATCACTTTATAGCCAAACTGACGGTGCTTTATATGCACAAGCATATAGTGCAGCTTGGCAACATCAGATATATGGAGATTATAGAACTGGTCAAATAGCAATAAGAGGTAAAAATAATGGAACTTGGCAGGCTTGGCGTAATGTTCTCGATAGCACTAATTACACTACATATGCTGCTGCAAGTAACCATACACACGGTAATATTACCAATGCTGGTGCTATTGGTTCTGTAGCAAACCTACCAATTATTACAACAACAAGTGGTGTATTAACTACTGGTTCATTTGGTTCAGCAGCAAATACTTTCTGTCAAGGTAATGATTCTCGTCTAAGTGATACTAGAAACACAACTAATAGCATTACGTTTAACAATGCTGGTGCTGGGGATGCCAGCGGAACAACTTTCAATGGATCCACCGCAAGAACAATTTCATACAACACAATCGGCGCATCTCCGTTAGCAGGTTCCACTAGTTTAACTACAACTGGCACCGTAACTAATGGTACTTGGTCTGGTACTTTTGGTGTCGTATCTGGTGCTAACTTAACTAATTTGACTGCAGGAAACTTAAGTGGAACAATACCTTCAGCAGTATTAGGTAACTCAGTTCACTTCATTGGTACTACTTCTATTGCACTCAATAGAGCATCTGCTTCACAAAGTTTAACTGGCGTAAGCATTGATGGTTCTTCAGGTTCTTGTACTGGCAACTCTTCTACTGCAACAACCTTACAAACAACAAGAACTATTTGGGGTCAAAACTTTAATGGTAGTGCCAATGTTTCTGGTGCATTGACTGGAGTAACTAATATAACTGCTACTGGCAACATTGCTGCCGATGGTGCATTCCGTGCAGAGTCTTCAGACTCTACACAAAGATTTGATATTTACTATAATGAGACTACTGATAGTCTTGATTTTGATTATCTCACCGCATAATATAAATATAAATAAATTTTTACTATTCTAAAAAATGACTGACCAACAACAAGATCTAAAAAATATTATTGAGACACAAAAAACTTTGATCAACGAAATCAATGAACTCAATAATTCCATTGCCGTGAAAAAGGAATTAGCACTAAAGTATCAAGGAATTATTGAGTATCTGACTGCTTCAGGTGTTACTTTGCCTGAACCAGAAACAGAAGAACAGGCCATTGAAATTCAATCTGAGGGAGAATAAATGCAATGACGGAAGAAATGCAACCTGGTATATCATACCCAGTTATTACATATACTGTTGGTGATTATGTTGAAGGTGATAATTCTGTAGAAGTCACCTACACGAATAGTCAAGGATTTATCTACAAGAGAATGGTCAATATTCCATATCTAGAAATTGGACAATATGAAGAAGGTGAAAGTTCTATTGACCAACCATACTTTCAAGAAATTCTTGAAGGGCAATTGATGGGAGTTATTAATAAAGCAAGAATGGGTCTTATTACTTTTATAGATCCAAATGCACCAACAGAACCAGTAGGAATAGGAACGACTTCATAATCTTAACCTATGACTATAGCAGCAAGACTCACCAGTATCGGCACCTTTTTCGCATATGATTATGACGAAACTGTGGTGACCAAATTTAGAATAGGTAGTGATGGAACTGCTTATTCTAATGAGTTTGATGAAAATACTTCAACAACACTAAGTGGCACTAAAAGAATGAGTGTCACTTCTCTTGGGAATTTGATTGTTTTAGATTCAATTAATGAGATTGATCCATTTATAACCACAGTTCCAACAACTGGACTTCAACTTAATATTGATCCAGCACAACCACCTGCATCTGAAACTCTTCCAGTAGGTCAGCAAGCATATACAACAGCACAAACTACAACTTTCACTGTTCCCAATGGTTGTACTTCAATTTCTGCAGTCTGTATCGGTGGTGGTGGAGGAGGTGGTGGATCTGATTCCAGAAGTGAAGGAACTCAAGGTGGCGCTGGTGGGGCATTATGCTATGGAACGATAGCAGTAACACCAGGAGAACAACTTACAATAGTTGTTGGTTCTGGTGGAAATGGAGGTGGTTCTGGAAATGATGGTAGTAATGGCGGAAATACCTCAATATCAAGAGGTGCCACAGCATTATTGACTGCAAATGGAGGAAGCGGAGGAAATGAAAGGAGCACTGGTGCTGTAGGCGCAGCAACATATACAGTCAATACTACATTTGTTACCAGTAGTGGTGGTGGCAATGGTGGTGGTTGTAATGGTAGTTCTAATAGCGGTGGCGCTGGCGGTGGCGGTGCTGGTGGATATTCTGGCAATGGTGGAACTGGTGGTGGAGGAACAACAGGTGCTAGTGCTGGGCAAGGAGGAGGATCTGGTGGTGGTGGCCACACGACTTCAGGTTTAGGCGCAGGCGGTGGTGGAACTGGAATTTTAGGTTCTGGTTCAAATGGAGCTGCTGGAACTTCTGGCGCAACACCAACTGGAGGTGGAAGAGGTTCTTACATATCAGGTTCTTTCCCAACTTCTGGAACAAGAGCTGCCGGTGGAGCATATGGCGGTGGTGGTGGTGGATATGCTGCAAATGCTAATGGTTCTGGTGGCAATGGTGGTGTTGGTGCTGTAAGAATTATTTGGGGAACTGGTAGATCTTATCCTTCAACCAGTGTTGCTGATGCTACTGTGGTTAATTATGCATTCACTTTATCAGACTTAAGTGGCAATTCAAGAACCGCAAGTGCTGTAAATGGAGCAAGTCGCAATGCTTCACTTAATGGTGGTGTTGTAGTTTATGATGGAACAAACGATTATATGACTGTTACCTCATATAAAGGTGTGACAGGAACTGGTGCAAGAACTTCTATTGTGTGGTTCAAAGCAAGTGTTCCAAACACTTTTGATCGAATTATGGGTTGGGGGGCAACAACGGCAGCAGGAAATAAATGGGGAATGGAACCCGATTCCACAACATTTAAACTTCATCTATCAACTTCAAACGGAGCATATGCTGTTGGTGGTTCAACAACTCCTAATATTATGGATGGAAAATGGCATATGATTGCAGCATCAGTTGGTGCAAGTCAAACTGTAAATGATATTAAGTTATATGTGGATGGAAATTTATTGACTGATGTAACCCGTGCTCTTGGGGCAACAGCAATTAATACATCTTCAAGTGCTGATGTGTCTTTTGGTGCATCACTTGCCGATGCTTCTCCAGAATATTTAAATGGTCACACTTCCCAAGTTTTAATTTATAATGTTCAGTTAAGTGATCTAGAAATAAAACAAGTTCATAGAACGATTCTTAATCGTTTTTAATCATAAATATTAAAAAAACGATAGTTGCAATATGGCAAAACTTAAAAGTGGAACTAGAGTTTATGGTAATTTGCTAGTAGATGGTGTAGTTGATTTGACTGCATCAGCTTTAGCAACTGCGGTTTCTGGTGAAGTTCAATTTGATGGAACTGCATTTTATGGATCTCCTGCTGCGAGCACAAGAGGAGTAATTCCAACAGAACATTTAATTGTTTTATCTTCCACAAACACATTAACTTCTCAAACTGGTGTTCAACCACTCTTTGATGGTGGTGGTGGTCCTGCAGGTGGAGCAATTACTTTACCAGTAGGTACATATAAATTTGAGTGCTTTTATGCTCTTGCATCAATGTCTACTTCTAGTGGTTCTTTTGGATTTGCTCTTGGTGGGACGGCAACAAAAACTGAAGGTTGGCACGCTTCTGCTACAAAATCTGCATTTACAACTGCCAGTACTCTTCAGGGAACTTGGAATACTGGTGCCAATACTTCTTTAGTTACTGCTAATACTACTGCTACTGGACATGCTTTCATTAGAGGTCATTTTCGTATTACTGTAACCGGAACTATTATTCCTCAAGTATCCTTAGGTGTTGGGGCAGCAGCAGTAGTTCAAACAAATAGTCACTTTATTTGCAATCCAGTTGGTAGTGCAACAGTCGTCAGTGTAGGAAACTGGGCGTAATATTAATATTGCATTCATAATATCGAATAAATAAAACAAATTAAAGTATTTTGCTTTGAAATCATAATGACAAATTTTGTTAAACTTGCATTAGATAATGGTGGATCTATTAAACCCCTACTCATTAATTCTAAAGATCTTTTAGGACCATCCCTCACAAATCCGTCAGTTCTTGTAGTTGATGATAAGATTTTAGTAAATATCAGAAACGTAAATTATACACTATATCATTCGGAATTAAGCAAGTTTGAGCATTTGTGGGGTCCTCTATCATACATTCACCCCGAGAATGATATGCATTTGAGGACTACAAATTATATTGCAGAGTTGGATGAAAATTTAGATACAATTTATTACACAAAAATAGATACTTCTAAATTTGATACTTATCCACCACAATGGGATTTTGTTGGTCTTGAAGATTGTAGATTAATCAATTGGGAAGACAAGATCTATGTTTGTGGCGTAAGAAGAGATCTAGATACAATCGGAACTGGGAGAATGGAACTCTCAGAACTCGAATTTGATGCGGGCGCAGTAAAAGAGGTTCTGAGGTATAGAATACCTGGGCCTCCACCAGATGATGAATATTGTATGAAGAATTGCACTCCAATCGAAGATATGCCATTTCATTTGATGAAGTGGACAAATCCAACTGCTTTGATGAAATTTAATATTGATGGAAGTCAAACAGAAGTCTTTGAAGTCAATTCTCGCGTCCCGATGCCAAAGGATATGAGAGGTGGATCTCAAGTAATCAAATATAATGGCGGTTATTTAACTCTAATTCACGAAACTGATTTATACAATTCAGAGCAAGGAAGAAAGGACGCAACTTATCGTCATAGATTTGTTTGTTGGGATGGAAACTTTAAAAATCAAAGATTTTCTAAAGTATTCTCATTTTTAAATATGAAGATTGAGTTCTGCTGTGGACTTGCAGAATATAAAGATAGTTTTCTTATTACATTTGGCGCTTCAGATAATGCTGCTTATATCTTAAAAATTTCTAAATCATTTGTGGAGGATTTTATCAATGAAGGAAGTAATTGATTTTTCATTAGATACTGAGAATGGAGAAAAAAATTATACTCTTGCTCAATGGTATGAGAAGCAAGGACATACTGCGCCGGCACATACTTATTATTTGAGAGCAGCAGAAAGAACTGATGATAAAATTCTTGCTTACAAAGCATTATTAAGGGCATCTTTCTGTTATAAATCTCAAGGTTCTAGAGATGGAACTGAAAAGATTTTACTAGAAAATGCTCTGAATTTTATTCCAGAAAGACCTGAAGCATATTATTTTCTTTCATTGCTGTATGAAAGAAAGGCAGAATGGCAGAACTGCTACATTTATTCAAACTTAGGATTGCAGTGCTATTCTCCGGATATTGAAGATATTAATCTTCCAGAATATCCTGGAATGTATTCACTCATTTTCCAAAAAGCAGTTGCTGGATGGTGGTGGGGTAAAGGACCAGAGTCTAGAAAATTATTGTGGAAACTGGTCGATGAATATTGGAATGTTATGGACGAAAGATTTAAATATAGTGTTGAAAATAACATTTCAAGAATAGGTTCTGGTCCAAAGTCCCAAGATGCTGTTTTTTATTCAAAGGCAAATTATAATAACCTAAGACATAAATTTAACGGATCTGAAAGTATTTCAGTAAATCACGCTCAAGCATTTCAAGACATTTTTGTCTTAACTATGCTAAACGGAAAGAGAAATGGAACATTTCTTGAAATAGGAGCATCTAAACCATTTGAAAGAAATAACACTGCTCTTCTAGAGAATACTTTTGGTTGGTCTGGTGTTGCAGTTGAACTTGATAAAGAATTTGCTACCTCATATGAATTGTTAAGACCTAATATAAAGGTCTTATGCCAAAATGCACTGCAGATTGATTATTCTGAATTATTAGAAGAAAATTATACTAAAAATGTAATCGATTATCTTCAATTAGATATTGAGCCTGCAAGGAATACTTATGAATGTATGCTCAAAATTCCGTTTGATAAGTATAAATTTGCGGTCATTACTTATGAGCACGATGATTACATTGACATAACTCGCTCGTGTAAAAAGAAATCCAGAGAATTTTTAGAAGAAAGAGGATATGTTTTAGTCGTAAATGACGTATCAGTTGATGGCATTTCAACGTTTGAAGATTGGTGGGTGCATCCAGATTTAGTTGATCAGAATACCATTAACATTATGAGATCTGATTTCAATAAGATTACAAATATCGGAGAATATTTTTACTCTAAGAGATACTACGGTGAGTTTGATACTGACAAGTATATTAGAGAACATTATTTTCCAGATATGAATTATACTGGAGTTTTTGTTGACGTTGGGGCAGGTCCACCGACATTTATAAGTAACTCAAAGCACTTCAGGGATAGTGGATGGAGAACTATATGCGTAGAACCAAATCCAAAATTTGCAAAACAGCATAAAGATGCTGGTAGTGAAGTATATGAATATGCTTGCTCAAATAAAGAAGGTAAGAGTAGTTTTATTATTAACTACAATAATGATAATTGGTATTCAAAAGAAAATGATGGGGTTAGTTTTTCTTCTTTAGGTATTAGGTATAAAGGAGTTCCCGCTCACAATACACAAGAAACTATTGAAGTTGAGACTATAAAGTTGAATACTTTACTGGAAAAAATTGATATAAATCGAGTAGATGTTCTTTCTATTGATACTGAGGGGTGGGAACTGGATGTATTAGATGGATTTGATCATATTAAGTATAATCCAAAAGTTGTTGTCCTAGAAAATTTTGAAAAAGTTTCAAAATATGAACAGTATATGAATAGTATCGGATATAAAAAAGATTTTTCTTTGGGACATAATGAAATATATTCGAAGGAAAAATCTACCTCTACAATATCTGCAATATATACACCAACTTTCACAAAGGCTAAAGGAACTTCTTGGATCGTAGATAACTTTTACGAAAATCCAGACGAAGTCCGAAAATTTGCTCTGAATATAGATTATTTTGAAGGAGGTATTGGTAGAGGATTTATCGGCAGACGATCAAAAGAACAATATCTATTTTCAGGTCTTAAAGAAAGATTTGAGGAGATAATGGGTAAGAAAATTACCGGATGGGAAGAATATGAGATGAATGGTAGATTTCAGGTTGCTTGGGCAGGAGAACCTTTAGTATGGCATTGTGATAGTCAGCAATGGGGTGGAATGCTCTATCTAACTCCAGAAGCACCATACCAATGTGGAACAACTTTGTATGCACATAAGAAGACTAGAGCAAGAACTTATTATGATCAAGGATGGGATGCTGCGTGGACAAATGTTCCCGGAGATTGCCACCTCGACGGAACACCATTTGAACCTGTTGATGTTCTTGGGAATGTTTATAATCGTCTTGTAATTTTTGATGCAAGTTGTATTCATTCTGCTTCAGAATACTTTGGAACAGTAATGGAAAATGCAAGAATGTGGCAAATGTTCTTCTTTGATACTTGAGGTCGTTAAATAATAAATAACTTTAACCACCACTGACTATTCTATGGCAAAGATTAAATCACATAAATCAGTTGAACAAATTGCCAAAAAGCATAAGGTTAGTGTATCTGATATTGAAAAGCAACTCAAGATTGGTGTTCCTATTGAGCACGAACATACAAAAGATAAAGATCTAGCAAAAGATATTGCCCTTCAGCATTTAGGTGAATTTCCCGACTATTATACCAGACTTTCTAAAATGGAAAAATCAGCAAAGAAACTCAAAGAAGCACACGAAGAGTCAAGGTTCTGCCCTCTCTGCGATAAGAGGGAAAAGAGATCTGAGTGTGGTTATGGTGAGCAGGCGTGGGACAAGGTCTCAGTGAAAGACGAAGAATATTCAATGGCACGTTCTGAACTGAAGACCATTGATGATGCTGTTCAGAAGTTGATGATGAAAGTTGGAAAAGGTGAGGGTAATCTAGAAGCGTGGGTTCAATCCAAGATCACTAAGGCAGCAGATTATATTGATACTGCTGCAGATTATGTTGCAGGTGGAGAAATGGAAGAGTCCAAGTCTCCTCTTGTATCTAAGATTATTGGTGAAGAGAAGAAGAAAATGAAAGGTAAGGATCCTTGCTGGAAAGGATATGAAATGGTTGGAACAAAGAAAAAAGGTGGAAAGGAAGTTCCCAATTGTGTTCCTAAAGAGTCAGTAACTATTCAAGATGCTGATGGAAATGATTATGTTGAGTTTATTGATATAGTTAAACCAGAACCTATCAAATCAATTGCAGAAGCAACTACTCGTCTTCAGGCACAGACTGGTAATTTGATTGCCGTTATTCTTTCTTGGAAGGGAAAGACTTATTCATTAACAATGTTCTTCCCACAAGTGAAGATGCCTTCAAGAAAGGATGTGGAAGATGAAATTCAAAAAGTATATCCAGGTTCAAGAGTTCTCCAATTTAACGTCACAAGTGTAAGAGGAGACCAACCAATTCTTCAAGTTCAGAATAGTAGATCAAAAAATTATCTTCTGAATAATAAAACTATTGGAGAAGAGGTTGAAATATCAGAAGCAAAAAAGTCTGAGATGCCTTGTAATAAACCCAAGGCAGAAGCACACGGTTCAGGAGAAACTGGCAAGTCTCACGTCGTAAAAGCGTGTGAAGGTGGAAAAGAAAAACTTATTCGTTTTGGGCAACTGGGTGTCAAAGGTTCTCCTAAGAAAAAAGGAGAGTCCGAAGCATATGCAAGTCGTCGTCATAGGTTCCAAACCAGACACGCTAAGAATATTGCAAAAGGAAAAATGTCTGCTGCCTTCTGGGCCAATAAAGTAAAATGGTGAGATAATTTATGCCAGCTGATCATTATCTTGGTAATCCGCTTCTTAAAAAAGCGAATACCGTTGTTGAATTTACTGAAGATCAAGTTTTAGAATTTGCACAGTGTCAGGAAGATCCCTTATACTTTACTAAAAAATATATTCAGATTGTTACTCTTGACCACGGATTACAACCAATTAAAATGTATCCGTTTCAGGAGAGAATGGTTAAACGATTTCATAACAATCGTTTTAATATATGTAAGCTTCCTCGCCAGTCAGGTAAGTCTACGATTGTTGTATCTTATCTTCTACATTATGCGATCTTTAATGACAACGTAAATATAGCAATCCTTGCAAACAAGGCATCAACCGCAAAGGATCTGTTAGATCGACTTCAAACTGCATACGAGAACCTTCCTAAGTGGTTGCAGCAAGGCGTTCTGATATGGAATAAAGGGTCATTGGAACTAGAGAATGGTTCTAAGATTATTGCGGCATCTACGAGCGCCTCAGCGGTTCGTGGTGGTTCTTATAATATCATCTTCTTGGACGAATTTGCGTTCATTCCAAATCATATTGCAGACCAATTCTTTAGTTCTGTATATCCAACGATTTCTTCTGGTAAATCAACCAAAGTTATTATTGTTTCAACTCCTCACGGAATGAACCATTTTTATAAACTTTGGCACGATGCTGAAAGGGGGAAGAATGAATATATTCCAACGGATGTTCATTGGAGTGAGGTTCCAGGAAGAGATCAAAAATGGAAAGAACAGACGATTGCCAACACTTCAGAACAGCAATTCCGAGTTGAGTTTGAATGTGAATTCTTAGGTTCTGTCGATACTTTAATTGCTCCGAGTAAGTTGCGTTCTTTGGCATATGATAGTCCAAAGAGAAAGAATGCTGGATTAGATGTTTATCAAGATGTTCAAGAAGAGCACGATTATGTGATGACGGTGGACGTTGCTAGAGGAGTTGGAATTGACTATTCAGCATTTGTAGTGGTTGATATTACAACCTATCCACACCAAGTAGTTGCAAAATACAGGAACAATGAAATTAAACCGATGTTGTTTCCTAGTATCATACACGAAGTCGCAAAGAATTACAATAATGCCTTTGTGTTGTGTGAAGTCAACGATATTGGAGATCAAGTAGCTTCAATTCTAAATTATGATCTAGAGTATCAAAATGTATTGATGTGCTCTATGAGAGGTAGAGCAGGTCAAGTTGTCGGACAAGGATTTTCAGGAAAGAAAACTCAACTTGGTGTAAAGATGTCCAAGGGAGTCAAAAAGGTCGGATGTATGAACCTCAAGACTCTTATTGAGGGGGATAAGTTAATATTCAACGACTATGAAATCATAAGTGAATTGACAACCTTCATTCAAAAGTCTAATTCTTTTGAAGCAGAAGAGGGGTGTAATGATGACTTGGCAATGTGTTTGGTCATTTATTCCTGGTTAGTTTGTCAGGATTATTTTAAAGAACTGACCGATCAAGACATTAGAAAAAGATTATATGATGATCAAAAAAATCAAATAGAACAGGATATGTCACCTTTTGGTTTTATTGTGGATGGTATTAATGATGAGTCTTCTTTTGTTGATAGCAATGGTGATAGGTGGCACACGGATGAATACGGGGATATGTCATATATGTGGGATTATCAATAATGGATATAGATGATGATATTGATGTTCAGATACGCTTAGGTCATTTACTTCTCAATGATAGAAAGTGTAGATCTTGTGGAAAAACAAAAAATTTAATAGATGGTTATTATAGAACAAGAAA